GGATGCGACGCCATTAAAAATGAAGGCGATGTATTATTCTACATTACAGCACACAGAACCGTTGATAATCGGTACTTATATCTCGGTGTTTTACCGGAATTTAAACAATAATTCAAAACAGATTAGAAATGAGTAATTATGGGATCATTTATAGCCCAACAGCCAAACGGCTTATATTGTAGGTTTAGTACAATTGTTGATACAGTCACGCACTACAATATGACAAAAGATGATTACATAGAAGTATGCAAAGACCGATTAGGGAAGAAACGTGGAGAAGAAGAGGCTAATGATATTTTAAAAAACGATCTGCACCCTTTTAACGATGTTCTTGAGCGATTCATTCCTAATAATGAATCGATTGAAGAGTTTAATATCCGCTTGAAAGAGATGGGATATATGGATGAGCTTAAGTTTAATGGATAATTCTCAAAACCGAGCAAAAATGAAAGAAATAAAAACGTATTATAAACCAGATGGAGCGCACTATTACATAGGTAGCCACGAAGTAGCATTTATCGGTAGCTGCAAAGGGAGTTTTTACATATCGTTTTTTAGCTGCAACGAAAAAGAATGGGCTAATACCTTTCTGGAAGCAGAGCAAATCGTATTGAATAGATTTTAATAGCAAACTGAACAGATATGAAAACAACAATTTATTACCTATTCCCGGTAGCAATGTATATACTGCCGGGATAGGTGGAAAGGAGATATATGGATAAGAGTAAATTCAACAGAGCAATAGAACTCAACGAGAAAATAGAAAAATACAAAAGTCATAAGGCAGAACTTGAAAGGTCAAATATCCGGTATGGCGGTGGATTGATATTCACATATAGCCAAATGCACAATGATGTACGATTAAAGGAAGAAATTTTTGGTAATGATTTCTTTCGGAACTATATGAATGCTTTGGATAATAAGATAGAAACATTACAAAAAGAGTTTGACGAACTATGACAAAAGAAGAAACCAAACAGACAGTAGAAGAAGCGGCGATAGAAGCAAGAATGGCAAGTGCCGAAACATTAACTACTTATGGTACGCACACATCACTTGATGATTTTGAATATTTATCTCATGATGAAATTGCAGAAGCCGCATTTGTGAAAGGCGCCGAATGGCAATCAAAGCAGCCCCCTTGGATAAGTGTTAAGGAACGGTTGCCGGAGGAAAACAAAGAATATTTAGTCGTTCTTGACAATAGAGTGATATACGTAGCTCAATATAATAAGAATAATAAATCTTGGCTCATATATGGAACTGGATATACTTATAATGTTGTCGCTTATATGCCCATCCCCTCTTTCGATGAAATACTCGAAGCAAACAAGGATGTGTTACAACGATTAAAATAGAAATTTATGGAAGAATTAATACATATAGATAACTTGTGTAATAAATGTGGTTTTTTCACATCTGACACACTGGTAAACGGCGGATACGGATGCAGCCATAAGGATTGTGACGATGGAGCATACGTTTATAACGGAGATGTGATTGACTGGCATGAAGCTTGTAGAATTGTGGCAATAAAACTTACTAAAAGAAATATAAGATGTAACCGCAGGTTGGCGAAGAAGTTTATGAAAAAAGCGAGATTGGTTTTGGATACGGGTTATAACGCTTTTGGTGTCAAGTTTCAAGGAGCATGTTATGCTTTTACTTGTCCGCTTGGATATATAGCTTGTGAAGAAGATTTTATCCGATTTGGTGAAAACCCTGAACTGATGTCGGAAGAAGAATGGCTTATTGTAGATTCTTCTTTTGGGGTATAGAATATCAAAATGCAACAATTATTTCAGGAAATTTCCGTAAAGCCACCGTAGACGAACTAATTGAACATTTTAAAACAGAGGAGGAACAATGAAAGCAAAGTATTTTAAAAAGATAAGAAACCAAGTTAAGTGGTATAAGGTATCATACAGAGATGATTTGTTTTGTGATTTTATAGATGAAAAAGAGGTATTGGCTAAATCTCCTGAAAATGCTTGTGTCAGATACCATAAACGTACTGGATGTTTTATTAACAAATATAATCCCAATAATATTACACAACATAGTGAAGTTCTTTCAAGGTTCAAAGTATGTATAGGTAAGAAAGTAATGTATTTCGATTAAATATGAAAGCAAGAATAAAAAGAAAAATACAAAAACGACCATTTTTATATAATGTAGGACAAGTATTTAAGGCTTGTGATTGGCTTACTAGTATTCAACGTGGAAATATTGTTTGGCATAGGTATCGTTCATTTGGTACTATTATTAAATCAGAATATTAAATATGAAAGCAAGAGTAAAATCAACAGGGGTTTTGGTGGATGTAACTCCCCAATTAAACATCAACTCTCAACATAGCAGAGATTATTTATATGTATGTGATAACATGGTATTCAAGGAATGCGAACTTGATTTTTCAGCTATCGACTGGGAACAGCGTAGATACGAATTGGCGAAAGCTGCCATGCAAGGGATTTTAAGTGATAAAACAATAGTTGGTTACGCTAGTTCGGAAGCAGATTACAAGAAAGGAGAGAAACATACAATACCTATAAGCATTGCCAAGTTTGCAATTGTTTGTGCTGATGCTTTAATTAATGAATTAAAATGATAAAAGTATTAAGAAATAAAACTCCTATCGCTCGCAAAGAGCATAGATGTGAATTTTGCGGTGAAGTAATACACATTGGAGAAAAATATAACAGACAGACCAATGTTTGTGATGATCGTGTTTATGATTGGGTTAGTCACTGTGATTGCTCCCAATTAGCCTATGAACTTAACATGTTTGATGATTGTGATGAAGGTCTTGACGGTGATGGGTTTATTGACAACTTGAATCAGTATGTTTATGACAATCATTATGATGATAAAATAGATGATATTGCGAAAGATTGGCAATTATCACGCTATGAACTTGTAAAGAAGGTATTGGTCGAATTAATACATTAGTGTTATGGATGATGTAAAATTATCATTAAGACAGATAGAAAAAATGGAACACGCTATAGGGTTTGAGCGTGGTAAAATTAAAAGAAATAGATATAAGGTTTATCGTAACTGGTATATTGTTAATCATCCTGATGATGATTGGGAAGAGTTGGTGTTTATTGGTTACGCTAATAGAAGATTGTTAGATATAGAAAAACAAATTGTGTACCATGTTTCCGAACTTGGAATGAAATATCTAGGTGTGTTATTAGGATGTATAATAACGGATGAGGAATAAACAAGATCGTAAACTTATTGGATAATTATTATGAGTAAATATAGATACAGAGAAGTAAAGAACTATATCCACAACGAACTAAAGTTGACTAAAGAGGATATAAGGGAGATAATGATTCCTATCATTAGAGAGGAGGTTAAACGAGTTTTCCATAATACTTATGGAAATGATGTTTCTCTGGACAACTGGATTCGATGTATGGTTTCCGATGAAATAAAACGTCAAGGAGGCTATAACATGTTATGGACTTTATGTAAGGAGGCAATAAAAACCGAGCTAACTGACAAATATTCAATTGAGGTAAATCTTAAAGAGAAATAAATTATGAAAGCAACAATAAAAGCAACTGGAGAAATTGTAGAGATTAAGGATTTATATGATGATGGTACTGCATTGGTGGGAAACATGTATATCAAGGTGTCAGAACTTAATTTCTTTAGTGAAAACATTGATTGGGAACAACGTAGGTACGAATTGGCAAAAGACATTATTAAAGTTGTTATAGCAAACGAGAATGGTATTAATTCTGAGGCAGTAGCTAAATATTCGCTTAATTGCGCTGATGCCCTAATTAAAAGATTAAAGAAGGGATAATTATGGATAGTGTACAGACACAAACCTTTTCCATTAGAGGGGATGGAGGTGGTGAGGCATACATTGACTTTTGCGATGGTCAATTATGTGTTTCAGTTGTCATAGAAGATAAACAGGCAGATTTTCACTTTGATCCTGTTACGTTAGGGATGTTTGCCCATGCTTATAAATTGCATTGTGAAGAGTGTAAAGAGTGTAAAGGAGAATAACCATGACCGAAGAATTTGTAACATTAGAAACAGCGAAACTGCTGAAAGAGAAAGGGTTTAATGAACGAACGCTATTTGCTTATAAAAATAATGGGGATTTATACCAAGACCCTAATAGAATTGAGTTAATTTACAACTCACTTCCAGTTCCAGATTTATGCGAAGAATTTTATGTATGTGTAAGTTGTAATCCATGTTATAAATGCAGAAAAGCCGTATATTTAATGTCTGCACCAAATCAGTCGTTTGTACAAAAGTGGCTTCGTGAAACCAAGAACATTCATATATGTGTATATAACTGTGCTTGTGGCTATGGATACGAAATATCTAAAGCTGATAATGGAACTCATATAACTAGTTCTGTTTATGAAGGAACAAATGACGGAGGGGAATGGGATACTTACGAAGAAGTACTTGAAACCGGATTACAGGAAGCATTAAAACTGATATGATTATGGAAATAGCAGAATTAATATTTAAATTCATCCTTGCCTCATTAAATGTTTGTGCTCTAGCATTTACTTTAATTTTGGTAAGCAAGTGGCATATACGCATGGAGAATAAGCTGGATGATATAGAAAGATATGTCCGTCATGTGTCAGATCGTAACGATATTGTTTATATTAACCAGCTCTCAGAACTACAAAGACTGTTGATAAGGGAGGAACGATATGAGGAAGCTGACAAGATAGGGAAAATAATTAAGGATGAAGAAATTAAATTAGGAATAAGGAAATGAAGGAAGAGCTTATAAAAGAGAAAATGCTTACAGAGTTTCGAGAATGGTTCTGTGACGGTTACTGTCAATTTTACGAAATTGATGATTACTGTAGATGTTGCCCTATCAAAGACGAAAGCTGTTGGCTAAAAGGGTTTAAAAAGCCTTCAGGGGAAAAAGGAGAACGTAATGGATGTAAGGATTATAAAAGAAATAGACAATGAACAATATTAATTTGAACGAACTACGGGATCGTGCTTATAAAACCGCTTGTGAGCATGGTTTCCACGATAAAGAACTGAGTAACGAACATCTTCTTTGTCTTATCATTTCCGAGCTTATGGAAGCTGTGGAAGCAGATAGAAAAGGGAAACATGCCGACAGAGAATCTTTTAAATCTTCTTATGAGGATGAAGAACCGCACGATGATGTCAATTTCAAGTATTGTTTTGAAAAATATATCAAAGATTCATACGAAGATGAATTAAGTGACATTGTGATTCGTTGCCTTGATCTTGTCGGACTGAAACAAATTTATCTTCCTACATTGGATAGTATAGATGCACCGGGATGGGATGAAGAGGATTTCAAGGAGCCTATTCCCGAATTTGCCTATTTCTTATGTCAAGAGTTGTTAGATGAATGTTCTCCGTTGGACATAAGGATATACAACGTTATAGAGCAAATATTTGTCTATTGTCGCTTCAACTGTATAGATATTGAGTGGTTCATTGAGCAGAAGATGAGATATAATGAACTAAGACCTATGTTGAACGGAAAAAGATATTGATTATGCCGTTGTTAAAAAGCCCAAAGCTTGCAGGACAATGGGCTTAATTCTTTCTCAAGGAAATGAATAAGATTTTGCGAATGACAGTTCGCTGGATTGGAGGTGTTAGTTTCCAAATCAAATGCGATGCAAATATAGTTTGTATTGTAATAACAATGAAAACAATTAACTATTTTAATAACAATGTTAATAATTAGAACAATTATGAAACGTGAAATAAAATTCAGAGGAAAGAGAGTTAAAACAGAAGACCCATTAGAAAGATGGATAGAGGGTTCTTATGTTGAATACACGAATATTAGAGATGAGAAGATTATTAAAATCATGTCTCAATCCGGATACATGAATGATATCAATCCTGAAACAGTTTGTCAGTTCAGCGAAATAACCGATAAGAACGGTAATAGTATCTTTGAACATGATCTAATACTGATCCATGACAGCGAAAGTTCCTACCAATTTACAGTTGAAGTACTATTTCATAAAGGTATGTTCTGCTACAGGAACAAAGCATGTGGCTTTACCCCATTGTGGTATGTCAGCGATAGATGCGAAGTGATAGGAAACATTTTTGATAACCCGGAATTGATAAAACAGCAATAGCCATGAGAGTAAAGAAATATTTCCATAACATCCAGTGTGATGTATGTGGGGATTTAGCCAATGAAGAGATGTGGCATGAGGATATGAAAACCGTTGCCGAAGTTGCCAATGAAAGCGGATGGTATTACGACCCAGTGGATGACAAGCACTATTGCCCGGATTGCTATGAATATGGGGATGATGGAGAGATATTAGTTAAAGACGGAATGGTAAATACAATGGAGATAATATTATTAGGGAAAAGACTTGAAGACTACCCGAAAACAGAATATTACGAACGAAGGCTTATCTACACAACATACAGTTCTGGCTTCAGAGAGCATAACATTACGGCATTCAAGAGCAGGCTGAAAAAAGATTTTGACTACGAAGTAATAAATCATTTCGTCAAGGACGGTAACAACTTTTGGACTACAGATGAAATTATAGCCGCTGCCCGTGTTTCCTTGTCCCTCAATCTGCTTACGGATGAAGAATGGAAGAAGGCAATCCCGATTATAGAGCGTGGCCTTGAAGCCAATAAAGCCTATGTCCGTATGCTTGACGAGATGTCGGCTATATTGGAGAAGTATTGCGAGGAATGGGAGGATTTGGGTATGCGCCATACCTTCATGCAACGTGTTCCTCTTGAATGCTGGCAGGGACGTTTTAGTAGGCATAGCCAGAATCCGGAGAAAAAGCCGAATTATTCATGATAAAATAGGGAAATAACAGATATGAAAACAATCTTATTTACAGCTATATTCATAATATGCCTATTATGGGTTGGAGATCTCACAATTACATTTAAACCGTTTTCCATCTCGTTGCCAGGTTGGCATAAACCTGTAGGTATCCTTCTATTTTGGCTGTCAATGGCGGTATATACTATAGGGGAACGTACTAAAGGCTATAAACAGGGTTTCGATGATGGGATAAAGGAATGTGTTGAAATACTTAAAAAAAATATGAACTAGAAACGTGAACTACCGCTAAATCTTTAGTTTTGCGGTAGTTCACTACTAAATGATTTGTGGATAATTGACAATCAATCTTCTGTTTTCAGAAAAACATTCTTTAACTCATCTTTCCTTAAAAAGCCGTATTTTATAGCACGGTCAATACGTTTTCGAGCATTCCCGTCTTTAGCCTTTATAGCATTCTTAGAATTATCCTTAGATATAATTAGTTTGACCAGCTCATTCAGAGGAATAGGGGATGTCGTATCTCTATCCCAAATAGAAGTGAAAAAATCTTTTGCAGGTTTTCCCATAAGTAATTTTTTTTCCGTTTCATCACCAACCTTTTCAAAATGAAGGTAAGGTTCCGAAATAATATTGAAATAGGGAAGGAGCGACTTCTCATCCGGTTCACTCACCATGCGAGTTTTTAGTAGTTTTAGATAACGTCCACCATTCCTTGTACGTCCTATGGCAAATACTCCGTCTGCAAAGTTAGACAATATCTTACTTCCTGCCATATTGGTTTTAGACAAGGGCTTCCATTCCTCAATCTTAGGCGTATGCGCTATTACCATGATACTGATTTTTAGCTCACGCTTCAATCTAGTGAGACCGTCCATAATAACTCCGGCATATTCTGCTTCCGCTGTCTGGGTGGATAGATATGAAAGATTGTCTAGTATCATAATCTTTGCTTTCGTGTCAAGCAATTTATCCTTTATCCCTTCAATTACGTTCATGTTAAAATCTTCGCTGTCCACTTCTTCCGATATGGTGCATCGGATGAGCGACTTCGGGAAATCAGCGTTCTTATAACGTCTTGCAAGTTGTCTGTCAGAAAGTTCAAAATCAAAGTACAATACTTTTTGAGGACTTATCTCAACATCCGCACATTCGCTTTCCCCTTTGGCTATCTCGTAGGCTATCTGCGTGGCAAGAATGGACTTACCTATTCCGCTATCGGCAAATAGGAAAACAAGTTCGTTCTCCCACCAAAAATCGCCCCACAACCTATGGATAGGCGGTTTCTTTTTCCCATCCTCAATGACTGACTGCATATCGGAAGAGCTGAACAATGGTATTTGTTCAACCATATCGCCATCGTCAGGAATTGCAGAAGCGTTGTTCTCGAACCGTTCTATGTCGGATTGTATCTGTTCTTCTTCGGTCATACCTTATTACTAATTTATGATTACACACTCCCGTATTTGAACGAAGCAAAGCAATCTAATTCATCATAAACGAAAAAGCCAAGCCCGTCAAGAGTTTCCTTATCTTCGTCAGAAACTATACTTGGGTCAATATCAACGTAAAGTATATCGTGTTCGCAATATGTCGGGTACATTTTATTCTCGTACTTCAAGAATATCTGCAATGCCTTAATTAAATCTTCCATACTATATTCTTTTTAGCAGGTAGCGCAGTTTCCCACGCTGTCGTTTCTGTTCCTACACTTGGCAGGTCAGATGTTATTATTAGTCCATTCGCTTTTAGTTATACATTTCAACTGCTTGAATGTACCTGTAATCTTATTCTCACCATAAGAATACACGTAGCACGCACCATCACCAGTAATATTCACAGCAGAATTACCGCCGACATACAGCTTGCAGACATTACCTCTCTGTACATGGAACTCAACCTTTGAAGCCAACACAGTAGTAAGCGTGCAATCCTGTTCTATTTGCCCATTAAAGTCCACGTAGAGACACGAAGTATATCCGTCCTTGCTCCGCTTCCATTTACCATTAATATAGTCAGAAAACGTCCGTTTCATATACTGAATATCCATACCGAATCCAAAGCTATGAGCATCTGTCAACAGCTCTACACCGTTTGAATCCAAAGCTATATCTATTAACGCTTCCTTACTTGTCGCTGCGTCCCATTTATTCTTATACCCAGTGCAAAGACCGAGCATCATGGCATTACGTTTAAAAGAAAGCAAATCATTCATACAATAGGAAATTTTTTTAGTTCAATTTCTATAAGCTCTTTTATCATCATTACGGCATTGTCTGAATCAGGAATGCTTTTATAAGTCTTTACAGACCGTATAATGTTCCTGCTGCTAATTTTTGAGTGTTTGGCAATATTACCATATGAGATTCCGAACCTGTTATGCAATACGGCAAAAACTGCACCCCTCGCAATTCTTCCTGTAAGAATAATGTTTGTCCTTCCTTCATAGATAGTTGAAGGATATACAGGGCTCTGGTTGCAGAATACTTTATTTACGCAATCGCACACGATACGCTCAATCTTTCTTATAACGTCCGATTTTAAGCAATCTTTTTCTTCTGACATACTTCTCTATGATTTTCTTTTGGTCTTCATTAAGTATTTCTCCGCATACATACATATTCCCTATAACGCTCTTGCTAAAATATGTCTGCTTACTGCTTTTCTTTATTCCAAGACCGCAATCAACTCCTTTATTAACAGCAGGAATAAGTATATGGGTATTCATACATCCCTTTATCGGAATCGCATGAATTTCAAATCTAAGATGTCCTTTTCTTATCCGTATCCCACCAGTTTCCCAATCCGGCAAGAATACCCCCTTAGTGACCTCTCCGGTTTCTTTGTCCTTGAAAGAAACCCATTTTGCACCGGGATGGTTCCCAATATTGATATAGATACGGTAGATATTATCGGGGCTATACCTGTCCTTTCTCGGTTTCAGTTCCATTGTCAAATATCTCCTTCGTTTCTTCTGCCATGATAGCCTTCTGTTCAAATTCCGCATTAGTTTTCAAATCTTCTTCAGGCGGCGTAGTGTTCATAGCCTTATCCAAATCCTTCATCTGACCTTCCATCCACTTCATGTAGTTTTCAGCCTCTTTCTGCGCTTCATTTATGTCAGTAAACACGGTCATAGGCTTCACAAGGTTAGTTTCTGTAAGCACTTTCATACCGTCCAAGAACTCCTTGTTGGTGGAAGTAGTTTCCCCGAACATTTCATTCTCCTTGCCTTTGATGGATTTCTTGAAGTCCACCATATACTTCAACCATGCATAGAGGGATGTTTCATGCGCCACACCGTCCAATCCTACTGCGTATGGAGTAGTGAACACCCGGAATCCTGTGTAGTTCTTAAAACAGGCATATCCTTTCGTGATTACAATCTCAAACGAGCCGAAGTTTTCTCTCTCCAACACATCACTTTCTTTGATGATGAACTCAAATCCTTGTTGTTTCTTGTTCTTTGCCATACCTTATTCCTCTGTTTTTGCCTTTCTACATCTCTTCGGTCTGAACGCTGTCTTAGCATCCTCGACCTCAATAATACACTCTCCTTCGTCCTCAACCGTTGCTACGGCTTCATTCTCCTTCAACACTTCCTCAACAACCGGATTAGCCGCTTCCTCCACTTCATCAACAACAGACTTCCCGAATCTAGGTTTCTCTTGGTTCATGTTCAGCTTCTGCATATCCATAGCGTACTGCAACTGGTACGCCTTGAACTTTTCATCGTCCGAGTCAATGATTTCATCCGCATAGCCAGCATAGTGCATGGCGATAGTTCGTCTGTTTGCTTTCATAGCCATTCCCAACGCTTCTTCATCTACGTACATATACGGATGGATGGAAATAAGCCCATCAATAGGAGAAAGCCGTCCGAATGTCTTCTTGTACTGGATAAGTCCGTCTGCCCTCTGCTCCACAATGGCGTAGGCATTCATGAGGTTCTTCTTTTTGATAAGAGCGATAGCCAATATCCAAGTAAGCCCCAGTTCGGGATTGAACTTCTTTGGCAAGTCTTTCAGCTTGGCGAAAGACAATGCTTCTGATAAGGTCTCTGTTTCTAAAAACATAGCAATATAGAATTTAATTTTATTCGTTAGGAAAAGTTTCGTCATATCCGAAGGAATGTCCGTAAACGTTCTTGAACGTAAACGTCACTTCCTTGTATTTCTGCCCGTAAATGGTGTCGCTTTTAGGCTCTGTGGCTCCTGAAAGGTACATCAGAACCTTTCTCTTCCTCGCTGTATCACGGTAGGCAATCTTGGAGCCAGTAATGAAAGCCATAAAGTCACGGTAAGACTTATCATCCTCCAAGAATATCAATGTCAGTTTTATAGTTGTCTGCTTGTATGCCGGTGTGCTGGAAACATACACCTCCGCCTTACTTGTTTCGGCAAAATCCTCTGCATACATATTTGTAGGCTCTCCATACGAATTAAGACCTGTACATTCTTTATACCGCAATCCGGGGAAACCCGTTTCCAAGTCTTTCCAAACGGCACCAAGCTCACCGTAACGCATCATATAAAACTTATAGTCACTCATATTATAATATTATAATACACGCAAATATAATTAATTAAATTCATATATTAAAGCTTTACTTTAATATTTATCACTATGATATATTTAAATCCGTTTCAATATTAAGTTTTTAATCTTAAAAGTAAAAGCATATTTGAAATATTGATGTCTGTACTTTGTATTGCATAGTACTACATCATTGCATATTAGACATACCCTATATAAATAAAGGAAAAATGTCTAATCCAAAATACATAGAAAGAAAGTAACATAAAGAAAGAGTGAGCACAGCGAACACCTCACTCCCTTTGATTATTTAAATAAACAAAGGGGAATAAAAGCAATCTGCATAGGAAAGCATCAACGCAAAACATGAATATTGATATAATGATGAATAATATTATTTTACATAATAAATTATGTTGTAGATGCGAAATATTGCAACACTGCAAGACGCGAAAAATCAGAAAAAAATTTAAAAAAATCGGGAGAGGGCGGATGTTTACGGCTGCACTGGCATAGAGGGGACGGGGGTATCTTGCAACGCATTGCAGCGCTCGTTTGATTCGTTGCTGACGGCTTTAATAAGGGCGATATAAGGCAAAGAGTGGTAATACGGCACATTGTGAGAATCAAAACAAAACGTTTCTATATCGCATAATATCAAGTGATAAGCGTATGCTATAAAGTTTATTTATTTGTGAAAATTCAACACAAAAAAAGTGCAATTTTCTTTGTTTATATGATAATAATTTTGTAATTTTACAGTGTTGAAAGATGAGAGATACAACACTACAATATAGGTAGTAGATCCATTGATTAGGCAAGCGTGATACATGATATATTGACAGATGGATAAAAAGAGAGCCTTAATACTGGAATATTAAAGCTCTCAAAGGATCGAAATACTAAAGTACCTCATTCCTATCACACGGGGCAAAGGTACTTTTCTATTTTGATTCTAGCAAATATTCTTCCATTTAATTTTCTTGGTTTACTGATATTACGATAGCATTCAGCTATTGAGTGTATAGGCTGTACATGGTATTAGTAGGCTATTAATCACGCTATAAGGTTGAATTATTAACAATTTAAATTATATCATTATGAAGACTTTAGCAGTATTAATAATAGTAGCAGGTTGGTTAATTCCTATTTATCTGCTTTCTTCTACCTTTGCTTTGGCTTATGGGTTGTTATATGGTATTTTCTGGATCGTGTTTGTCGTTGTAATGGCAGCAAGAGAACGTGAAAGAGAGGAACGAAGATTTAAAGAAGAATGCAGGAGGGAACGAATAGCGTACGAACGCGAACGTAGACGTAGGCAAGCCTATTATAGCAAGCGAGGTTATATTATACGCGTATACTGATTATATACGAAGCATTTAATAATAAGAATAATATAAGGAGAAAAAGATATGAAAGCAATGAATTTCTACACCGCAAACGGTTGGGCTGGTTCAAACTATGACAGCAAGTTAAGTACTAAGGAAATAGCCGCAAAGGTTAGATCCTATGCAAAGAAGAATTTCCCGGAATTTAAATTCTCCATTACTTCCAGGTGGTCAATGTACGCAGATTCTATATATATCGAATTAAAAACCGGTCCTTGTGTTCCTTTCGTTGAATGTTCAAGAAGCGCGGAACGTGGTTATATGTCCACAATGTCCAGCGTGAAGGCATGGGAAGACGAGTTAACGCCGGAAATGTTCAAAGTGCTAGACGCTGTTACGACTTATGCAAGTTCTTTCCGTTATAATGATTCAGACGGCATGCAAGACTATTTTGATACTAATTTTTACATCCATATAGAAGTAAGCGACGAATATAAGGTTATAGAGCCGAAAGCAAAGAAAAGCAGCATTAAGACTGAAAAGGCTGAGGAAGCCAAAGAAATGGAAGCCGTGACGGTTGAAGGTTTGGAAATGGTGGACTATTCAGAAAAGGCGATTGCAGTTTTTGGTGATACGAAGGCTATCAAAGAGCAATTAAAGGAACTGGGTGGACGCTTTAACCCGTCTTTAAATTACAACGGTGAAAAGCGTGCCGGATGGATATTCAGCAAAAAGCAGGCGGACAAGGTGCGGGAATTGCTCGCACCTGCAAAGAGCGAAAAAGAAGCGGACGAAAACACTGACGAAGCGTTACCGCTTGAAAATATCCATTTAACCGAAACGGGCAACTTTAACGGCGTGCGCTATTACGACATTGAAGGTGCGGGAATCATAACCAGCGCGAAAGTACGTGCAGACATACAACCGGGCGATGTTTTTAACGTGTACACAGATAAGGAACGCAAGTACGGCGTAACCTATGACGGTGTAAGCGTGGAAAGCAGTTTAAAGAACGATTTACCCGGTATAATTGAGTTTAACGACAAAATAGAATCGGGCACGCTTAGCGTTTCATCATATTATACCCCGCTTGCTGAAGGAGTGGAATTTTATGAGAAGGAAGTAAAGGGAAAGCGTTACACCGTCAAGGACAAACCGTTAAATCTTGGATATTACGGAATATTAGATAATTTGGACAACTGTATAATAGAATGCTATCCGACTAAGGAAGAAGCCGAAAAAGAGGCGGAAATACTTAACGGGTTTACGGATGGTAACGGACGATTAAAGACGGTCATTTAATTAGCTGAATATGGTTTTGTTGGTTTTGTTATTCGGTGTTGTGATATTCATTTCCGGCACCGACAGGGATAAGCTACGCGAATTTTTAAACAAAAGTGATGAATCAGATAAATTTTAAAGGATATGAAAGAATATAAGTTAACAGTAGAGTTTCACACCGGGGCGCGTTTTTGCTATTACGGTAAAACGAAGAAAGAAGCGTTAGCAGCGTTTAGAAAATCGTTTGGCAACTTTAAAGGCTTTGTAAAAAAGGAGTGGACGATAGAACAAGATTAACCAATGTGGGAAGGCGGAGCGACACCGCCACCGGGAACAAATACTAACTTAAAAACAAAAATAATTATGGAAAGTACTATAAAATTACTTGCAACGGACAAGCAAGCGCAAACGTTGTTCGATAACTATTGCGTTAAACTGATGGAGTTCAAAGGAGATAAAGAGAGCTGCCCAGAAATGGATATGAATAGCAATGCGGTTCACCAATGGCGTGTTATATTGCGTCATAAAGAAGAATTAGGAAAACTTCGTGGGGTATATTCATTTGAAAAACTTGTAAGTATCATTTAATTAAAATCAAAACATCATGCAAACAATAAAAGCTAAAGCAATAGTTAAAGTTACGACCGATTTTGGATATTGGTGTCTAGCTGAAATACGAGGTTTAAAAGAAGGGACTGTTTTAGAAGGTATATACAACCCAGTAAATAAAGCATTTGATTTTTCCTGGAACGGACAAGACGCAATGCTTTGGATAGGTCAAAACTGCGAATTAATAACCGGATAAATTAAGGATATATTGCCACATGTTAGCATAGACGCACGTTGGGTTTTTTTGCCAACATATCATCTTATGACACCCCGGCAGTAATACGGCTGCCGGGATTGTGGAAAAAGGATATTAAAAACGAACATTTAAATAAAGGAGGAAATAATATGTTCATGATTTGCATTATGATTTGGTTAGCTGTTGGAGTAGGTAAGGAGCTGACCGGAAACAACGGTTTTTAAGCCGAATTATCCGCCAAAGGTTCAACGCCTTGCAAGTGGTGCAAGTTCCACGGGCGGAGCAAATTACTAACTTAAAAACAAAAGAATATGGGAACGAACAAACAACTAAGTATTAAGCAAATTATTTGCTCTAACATTATAGCAGCCGAAAAAGTTGCCGGGGATGTGTGTCAAGGTCTTGCCATCAAGCTGGCGAAAGCGTTTATATACGATAGCCGTGATATTGATGCCGATGAAATCTCATACATTAGCCAACAATGCGAAATTGCGCTTCAAAATATATCCGAATTAGGGCTTACAGAAGCCAAGAACAACGAAACGAATAATATAATAGCTAAGGAGGGGTAATTTATGAAAGTAGTAGAATATGGTCGTGTATCCACTGACAAACAAACATTGGAGCAACAAAACAGAACCGTCCAAGAATGGTTGAAAAGAAACGGTTTAAAATCCGACATTGTGATAACGGAAGAAGGAATATCCGGCGGTGTAACCTATAAGAAAAGAAAATTAGGTACTGATGCACTTCCATTGCTGGAGGCTGGAGATATGCTGATAGTAGCCGAAATTTCCCGTTTGGGGCGTTCTATGAGCGACTTAAACAAACTTATCAATGATGAACTAAAGCCGCGTAAAATACGTCTTGTGATTGTTCAAATGGGTATTGATTTAGATTGCGGTAATATAAAGGCAATGGACGAAATGATATTGTTTGCCTTTTCTTTTGCCGCCCAACTGGAAAAAGAACTTATACAGGAACGAACTAAATCAGCATTGGAAGTAAAGAAAAAACAAATTGAGGAAAACGGTTATTTCATTTCCAAAGCTGGGAACAAATGCACCTCTTTAGGCGGTACTACATCAGGTCAGGCAAAAGGCGGTAAGGCGAACGGGGAAAAGAGAAGAAAGGAAGCGATGAACGATGAAAAGAACAATATGATAGCCGCCATGTTGGAAGGCTGCAATACTCCGCAAGACATTGACAAGGTAGTTGAACGATTGAACGCAAGGGGTATTTTGACAAAGACCGGGCTGCCCTTTACCCGGAATCGCCTAACTGCCCTACGGACTAAGATTAATAGACGCACTGAATATGCCCAAAGTATGCTTTAAAACATACTTTGTGAAACGAATTACTGATTTATAAACGATAATTTTGCAAACAAATAACGCTTAGCTATCGGCATGACGGGCAAATATATGAAAATATATACATATAATGAAATAGTAGATAGATTTGGGAAAGACGTAGCAGATAAGGCAATATCAACTGGTGCAGAGCCTACAAGCTGTGTAGTTGATCCGCTACATGAAGGTCTAAGTCTGTGGGCTGAAGCCCCTATTGAGATTGATGGCTATAGGATACGCGCATATTACTACTTGACAGAAGAGGATGAACAGAATTTAGATTTTTTTGACTGGGAAGAGAAAGCAGAGTTTGAGGTTGAAGAATGTTTATATTAAACTTATAAGAGTTGTGCACGACACGGATAAGTACATACTTTTTATTATGAGAAAGAACGTGAAATGAATATTTTAAAAGAATACGGATTTTAAAAATAAATAAACTAAATCACTAATGATGAAAGCGATATTGAAAAACAATGTGAATGGTGAAGAAGTAGAAGTAACCGCCACAACCAATCACCCTGACAGTAGCTACGGACAGGCTGTTTGGGTAGACGAAGAAGGAACGGCGTATTGTCAAGTAGGGATGGAAGCACCGTTTTACACAGTAATAAAAAAATAAGGTTATGAAAGCGAACGAATTTATACATAGAATAGAGAACGGAGAAGCAAAGGTTCTAACAGTTGAAGAAGCCAAGAAACTGAAAGGGAAGAAAATATATTGGTTCTACTTCGGATATTCAGGAAACGAAAACGAAGTGCAAGAAATGAAGGTCGGTGATATAGTATCAGAACTTGAATATTATTCAAACCAACCTTGTGAAGGATATGAATCACGTGCTGACTATTGGAAGTCGTATATGTCAGAGAAACAACTTGAAACAGTAGGCAAAACATTGATGCTGTTGGATTCTGACGGGAAGGACAAATTTATTAAAGCACATTTAAACATGAACTTCTTCGATGAGCCGACATTCACTTGTTCAGACGCTGATAGAGAGGTTTATTATCTGGTTATAGAATAAGGATTCGGTAAATTTTCCCCACCGAATTATTTTGGTGGGGATTTTTGTGTTATATAGCATATTCTTTTTCTTGACACGAAACTTAGTTATTATATATTAGTTTATTAATTTTGCAGCGTTTTAATAAAAAGTTATATAATCATGAAGAAAATTTTGTTTTTGCTGGCAATGTTGCCTATGTTGGTGTTTACCGCTTGTTCGGATGATGATGAAAACAGCTTGTCACTGGATAAGTCGGAAATTTCATTGTATTATGAGGATGAGATTAAGTTAACCGCTTCCGATAATGTTACATGGAGTTCAGAGGATGAGTTTGTGGCGAAGGTTAGTAGTAACGGTATTGTTGAAGGCGGTCATGTTGGAAAAACTTTTATTGTGGCTTCCAATGGTGCTGAAACTGTAAAGTGTGCCGTAGAAGTGAAACCGAAGTATAATACATTTGTTGAACCTGTGTTGGACTTTGGAGCAAGTAAGGCTGATATAAAGGCTAAGGAGAAAAGGGAACTTGTAACTGATAATGCTACGTCATTGGGATATAAGGATAGTAAGGATGGTGTTGCTATCATATACACATTCAAAAACGGTAAGATGAACGCTTGTGGATTTGGATTGCAATATAAATACACAGATGATATTATGGATTTTCTGTTGGAAAGATATGCTCCTGCTACAATGAATGATGATAAAGACATGTTTATTTTCGTAAACGGTATGTCTGGCAAGTGGGATATGATGGTTGCTCTTACGGTTCAGAGCGGAATGATACAAGTAATGTACGCACCAAAAGACGCTACATCTAAGAGTATTTCAAATGAAGTCCCTAATATAATGGAACATGTGAGAATGATATTGGAGTAATTGGAGTTAATAAAATTAATCTATAAAGCCACGGTAAACACTATCGTGGCTTTTTTATGTAAAAAAACACACAGTAAAGTTTTGCCATTCCAAAAATTATGCGTTACTTTGCAGCGAACGTCATAACATAATAACTCTTGGGCAAAATAAAGCGAATACATTTTGTACAAGATATTGGGAAACCCTCTAAGGTGGCAGAAAGGAAACAATCTGCGACTTCTATGCCCTGCGTATGTTGTGACGTTCACACCTACGGAGGGTTTCTTTTTATCATAATTCGTTAAAATATGAACGTCACAACGAATGAACTGATTCCTATTAGTGAGAATAACGGTAAGAGAGCCGTTAATGCACGTGATTTACATGCTTTTCTTGAAAGTAAAAGAGATTTTTCAACGTGGATTAAAGACCGTATTAAATCTTATGATTTTGTTGAAGGTGTTGATTTTCAATCATTCACCGAAATTGTGGAGCGAGAAATAGGAGCTACGACACGAATCGAATATGCTCTCTCAATCAGCATGGCAAAAGAACTATCCATGATTGAGAATAACGAGCGTGGGAAGCAAGCGAGAAAATACTTTATCGCATGTGAGGAAAACAAGCACGAGCTTTCCCGAAAAGAACTTGCCTTAATGGTGGTTCAAGCCGAAGAAGAGAAAGAACGCTTGGCTTTGGAGAATGAAAAGCAGCAGAAACAAATAGAGAAACTCCAGCCCAAAGCCGACTTTGCCGAAGCCGCATTCAAGGCAGAGGGAAAGGTAGATATAGGTCAAGCCGCTAAGATACTCGGGCTGCCGTTCGGACGTAATACACTTTTCAAGAAGCTGAAGGAAAAGGGAATATTTTTCAAGCGAAACGAGCCGAAACAGAAGTACGTGGATGCCGGATATTTCGAGCTGACCCAGCTTCCGCCCATACACCGCAACAACCATCCCGATTTGATTGTAATGAAAGTGCTTTGCACGCAGAAAGGTTTGGCTTACATCAATCACCTGTTTGGTGGTAAACCGTCTGACGGAAAACTTGCGAGAATAGTATAATCAATCAAACATAGTGTATGATTATAGCACTTCATTGACATGGAGTGCATAACTTTCACACCCCAAAACGCAACATTGTTAATTTTTAGAAGTATGGAAACAAATAACGAAAACAAGAAAGAATACGATTTTACTTCACTTACTAAGTATTTTAACGAGTGGCAATCACCCAAGCAACTTGCGGATGATATAGCACGTGTGCTTTTCAATTATGCCACACTGATAGACTGTAATACCATAGATGAGTTCAAAAACGATGTGGTTACACTGCAATGTATCTACAAAGAAATAAAAAGGATATCCGAGAAATAGTATTGGATTATGAATATTGCCACATGTTAGTATAGACACACGTTGAGGTTTCGACCAACGTTCAAATCAAAAGGCACTTTACTTATTGTAAGTGGAGTGCCTTTCATTACAGGCACAACGATATCACCCTTGCCAGCACGACAAAGGGTATCAGTCTATAAATGAACCTCTCTATACGTTCCATCGCATCACAGCAAGCAAACGGCAAAAATACCAGTGAGGCACATCATCAGCCTGCTCAAGCAATATGTTCAACTTATCTTCTTCCATATATAAACATAAAAAAAGCGGTAAAACCGTTGGGAATTACCGCTTTGATTTATTTTGGATTAACAAGACTTTATCAATACTTGTCTTTAAGACATCTTTTTCATATTCATATACTTAGAAACATATTCCTCAATCAACTTTTTAGGCAGCCTCTTGTTTACACATGATAATTCATTGAGTTTTGAAGTCATCGTAATTGGGTCAACTATTCCATAATCAACAAGCATATCTGTAATGAATAAAATCCCGGAAACCATAACACCGTCATTAATGGCACTATATCTCAGTTTTCCGTCTCCAGTAAGTAGTCGGTAGTTGTTCTGTTTTGCATAGTACCATACCGAACAGTCTGTAACAGATACGTTATTGCTTCGTTTTTCGTACATATTTATGATTTCATACGATTCAATTTCATTAAACTCCTTTACTGTCAACAATCCCCTATCAACCAGGCTCATAATACATTTTTTCTGATAGCTATCAACAATCTCTGATACAACATAATCTACCGTATGAAAATCGATTGGCAGTTTGAATGTTTCTTCCAAGAGCTCTACTGATAACAAATCAATGAATATATTTGTGTCGTTTACTACTACATCCATTATATCAGATTTAATCTATTATGAACATCAGAAAGGTTAGTTTCCAACAATGAGGCACATTTTGACTCCGTAATGACTTCATTTGAAAGAAGTTTAAATACTAGACGTTCATATCTTTTGCAATACTCTTCATGAAAGACACTATCCTCAACTTCCTTTTTGAACTTCTTGGAGGAATTCTTGTGTTTGTAAAAACAGGTGTATCTATTCTCTGATATAATTCCCAACTGTCTTGCCTTTACCATCATAGCTTCTACCGATATACCATATTGACGTTGTAAATCTTTCAGTTCAACTAATGAAATATCTTTTCTTATCTTTCCTATCTTTTGAATAAAGATATCTGATGGCAAAAGCACTTCATTTGCAAATACGTTACATAACCGTTCCTCATTCATCCCATCAGGAATATTCATAACTTTATGCCCTGTTTCATGAAACAATGACATTCTTTTCCTTTCAGCTGTAAAATTCTTGTTTAGTACGATCACAAACACATCTCCACAAGTAAAACTGTCGCCATCAAATTTTGGAGAAGCATCAACTTCTATAATTTTGACTCCAGCACTTTCAAGTATCTCTATTGGATTTGAAATGGGAGAATTGCCAAGATTAAAATCTTGTCTAAATCTTGATGCTATAGTCAGTACATCACTTTCACTTTTTATAGGTACATCAAAATAGTTTATTGAGAAAACAGAGGTCTCCCCACTCATTTTCTCCACTTCGAGATATTTCTCTAAACGAGCCGAAGCGTAACAATTTATCGACTCTATTTCTTTTTTACCTAAAGAAGCCCGTTTCCGATATTTTATGCTATCGACATCTATGCATACAGTAATAGGTCTGAAAAAATCATCAACAGAAACGTCTAAGACTGATGACAACTTTATCATAACATTGCTGGAAGGGAATATTTCCCCTCTCTCATATTTAGCTAATGCATTAGCTGAAACTATGCCGTCCATAGCCTTACTTAGTTTCATTAAAGACATACCTTTTATCTTTCTGGCAATCTTTAATCGTCTTGAAAATATGTCTTTCATGTGCACATTTTGTTTTTTTGAGTTTACAAAAGTAGAAAAATAATTTGATTTTATAAACTCAAACCAGATATTTAACACTTTTAATTCAGCGGTAATTCCAACAAGTCAAAGAACGCTTCTGTTCGATTATTATTTTTTTTCTTCAGACAATATTTTCTTTATTCTTTCCTCCGTAAATCCAAAACAAGACGCAAAACGTTTGAACGCATTGCGCTTATCAGTAGGAATAAGTGAATACATGTTATTTATAGGTGTTTCACTTTTTATCGCTTTTAGCATCTGTTTCTTTCTCATAATAATTTCTCTACCTTTCGTTTACAGCAATCACACTCACACAGCAACGGATGAGCATACTCCCACATCTTTTCCACTATATCATCCCCGATATACTGGATCTCCTCTCCATACGGAGTTATATTAAGTGCCTGGCATATATGGGTAGCCAAATGCCCGCACTCATGCCGCCAAGATTTCTCAAACTCCTTTGCAGAGGATGTAATGGCAATGACCATTACTGTTTTTCTGTCCCGGAGGTTGGAATATGTGACGCCGGTATTCATTTTGCCGGAACTCATATTGTCGTAGGCTGTACGAAGCATATCCCCGTCACATCCGATGGAATACATATTGTCTATTATCTCGTCAACATAATAGGTGTCAACGGCATAGAATACTTTTACCCTCCAATCATATTCATCCAATATGAATTTTTGTCTTATCATTTTAATAACTAATCAAATTATTGTATATTTGTATTTGGAAACGGATAGTTGGGGAGTAGCTACCCCGATGAAAGGCGAAGCTAAGGCGCTTTCCGTTTCTTTATATTCTTAGCACAACTTAATTCTTAGCAAAATGAACCCCTCAAACAAACTTACAACAGAACAGTTTATTTCCAAAGCAAAATCTATTCATGGTGATAAATTTGATTACTCAAAGACCAAATATGTCAATAGTGAAACAAAAGTTTGCATAACTTGTCCTACTCATGGCGAATCGTGGATACTTCCTAAGCAACATCTTATAGGATTTGGTTGCCGAAGATGTGGGTATGAAAACCGAAAAAAGTCTAAATGCAAACCAACAGAAGTTTTTATAGAGTCCGCAAAGAAAGTTCATGGAGACTTCTATGATTATTCCATAACTATTTATAGAGGACAAAAGAAACCTATAACTTTTATTTGTCCCAAACATGGAACTATAACAATGAATGCTGGGAATCACCTACACGGTCATGGTTGCCCAAAATGTGGAATAGAGAAACGATCTAATTCTCTATTGTCCACAACAGAGTCTTTTATTGAACGGGCTACGAAAGTCCATAACGGGAAATACGATTATTCCAAGACAGTATATCAAGGTATTAGTACTAAGACCTGTATAATCTGTCCCAAACATGGTGAGTTTTGGCAAACACCTAACAACCACTTAAATGGAGCAGAATGTCCTAAATGCGGATATTTAAAGACAAAGAGCAATGTGTGTGGGTCAGGCATAAACGACATTGATTACTATGCTACTTCTATATGCTATAGGAAGTGGAAGTCTATATTGGAACGTACTTCTCCAACATATAAAAATAAGGCATACGATAAAGTCTATATTTGCGATGAATGGCGTATATTTTCAAACTTTAAAGAGTGGTTTGATGAAAATTACATTGAGGGAGGTGCTATTGACAAAGATTTATTATCACCTCCAAATAATAAGATTTACTCACCACGCACTTGTTGCTTCTTGCCCCGTATTATCAACAACGCCATAAAGAAATCCCCAACAAATAATCAAACCGGTATAAGAACGACATCGAATGGGCGTTATCGTGTTATCCTATCTGCTAATTCTAAACAATCCCTTGTTGGATATTTTAATACTTTAGAAGAAGCTCAACTTGCCTACAAGCTGGCTAAAAAACAATACATCAAAGAACTCTCTGAAAAGTATTTCAGAGAGGGCAAGATAACCGAGAGGGTATATAATGCCCTAATGAAATACGAGATTGTGGATTAAGTTATTTCTTCCCAATCCACCGGTTCACCTTTTGCGTCACAATCAACGAGCCATTTTCTAAACCAATTCCCACCAGGGTTGTCAGGGTCATCAATGGCACTTTTGACAAACAATGCCATATTTGCCTCGTCGGGCACTCCTGATTTTAAGTAATCAGCCCGGCACATATTAAGAACGTATACAAAATCGTACCCTTTGTTGTGCTCGAGTTTAATCCCATACTTGGTTAGAAACTCCTCAGCTTGTGATTTGGAATAAGGTTCTATGGCTTCTTTCTTCCCAGTAGCCGCATTGATACGCCGCATTTCCTTAACTGCGCATTCACAAGCCTTACGGCTGAACGACCAGCCCCAATTCCGCAGATAGGCTTTCATTTCACGCGGCTTGTCATCATACAAATCCAAAGGTTCTTTCATATCTTTTACTTTTAAAAAGAGCGGAGTATATCCGCCCCTTAACTACACTTAACGATAACGGGAATAACGTCCGGTTCCACGAACGCCCCGTCTTTGTCCCATACCACGACCTGATCCACCGTAACCACCGCGCTCACCCATACCTTCATCATCATAATAACGGTCATCGTCGTCCCAACGCTCGCCCATGCTTTCACCTTCGGAAAGTTCTTCTATGCATTGCATGAGCTTGCCACCATAACGCAGCATCTTCTCCGCATAGTCGGACATTTTCTCGACCTTGCTCTCGGAAATTTCAATCATCATCATACTATTGTTTTTTAGAATTGTTACTACTAGAAGCCTTCTCAGAAGATTTGAGGAAATCGGCCATCATTGCCCTTAGTTCACTTAACTCTTGTCTTAGAGCTTTATTTTCCGCATCCTGGCGTTGGCGTTCTGCAAATTCCGGATTAAGAATTTGAAGCATCTTGTCGCAAGACTCCAGAACTGAACGGTGATGGTCTACGCTGCCTAAAATCTCCGATGAACGGTTTCGCATGGCGGCAACTTCCGCATTCATCGATTCCCTTGAACCGGATATTACCATATTCCCACCTCCGGGAAAGTTTGCATCAGCAATGTCTGACATCGCCGGTATTTTTTGGAAAGTCACCGTCTGTTCCCCTACCTTGATTGTTATGTCAACAACCATTCTTGGAGGCTGTCCATAAGGAAGAGGCTGTTGCATAAACTCCGGAACAGGATTGGAAACACCTGAAACGGACCCAACTTCAATATATGGAGTACCGTCCTTATGAAGGACAAAGAACTCGCTGTTTACTCGTAGATTCTGAAAAGGCATAATTAATTAACTCTTTAAGAGGACGGGATTTACCCCGCCCGTTGTTTTTTTTAAACCACTCCGGTCATAATTTGCAACGTATTAGTCGCACGGTCAAACCAGAACTCATACACACCAGTACCGGGAATGTCTGCCGCAGTCAACGCTTCACCGTTATATTTGGTGACCGCCTGTGTCACCCCGTTTGTCTCGAACAGGACCGGCAGCGTCCCGGTTGTCCCTGTGGGGACGGCCTGCGCCAGGTCAATGTAGATGGTCCCCCTGTACCATGCGTTCACAAAGGCATGGTTGGGAAAGGAAAACACCACATTAGCAGTATTAACCGTCACACCCGAGGTTGATATAGCCGCAGAGCCCCTGCGGTTTACAAATTGGAAAGGATATACTGCCATAATAGCCTCCTTCCTCAATTAACCCCAAAAACCATTACCGGCAGCGTAAGGATTGAAGCCACCATACAAGCCATATTGGTATGCTACACAGTTGGGAACCGCCGCAATAGGACTGTAAGGCACAGTAACGGTTTCCGGCTGCTTGCATTCAATTTTGGCTAGGCGCGCGCTTAAATCTGTCAAAGCGGCTCCAAGAGGTGCAGTAGCTTGCCCTACAATTTGAGATGTCATGGCTGAACTCTTGTAAGTGCTGTTCTCTTCACGGAGTTTGTCAATCTTGTTTTGCATCTCACGCATTTCAGCGGCACGTTGACCGTCAATAATCTGTCGTGTGCTGTCCTTGATGGAATTTTGCAAGTCACAAGTCTGACGTTGTGTTTCATAGGCCACGGATGCAAATCCTCTTTCCTGCCCGGTTGCAACACCATTAATTGCATTTTGCAGAGTGTTTGTCTGCTGACAGATAGCTAGACGGTTCTCACAGCAGCATGATGCGATCTGTTGTGCAATCTGACAGTTGCCGGATTGGATAGCATTAATAATCTGCATTGAGCTCTGCCCAACTTGATTTCCTACCTGTTGAATCTGTGACATTACACCGTTAATAGCCTGTTGAACCTGACCAATTGAACAGTTCAGATTTGTAGCCAGATTGTTGATGGCCTGACCGTTTCCTTGAATAGCACTCATCAGCAACTCCCGTCCTGCGTCGTTGTTTATCAAATTGGGGATTCCTGCTGCTCCATTGCCACCGCCAAAGCCGCCATTTCCCCATCCGTTGTTACCCCAACCCATGAGGAAAAACAAGAAAATAACCCAAATGAACCAACTTCCCTCACCGCCAAAACCACTGTTGTTACGGCTGTTCATGGCTACAAGCAAATTAGGGTCTATGCCCTTCTGTTGCAAAAGTGGTGCAAGCATTGCCATCATGCCGCCACCACCATTGTTCCCACTTTCCGGGAACACATAAGTCTTTGTTTCGCTCATAATATATACAATTAGTTCCGGTCACATGACCGTTCACAAAAGTATATATATCATATCTCATGGGGAATCAGTTGTTTCCCAACAAATTCTTTATATCGTCCCAATATATTCTCATCATTTTCCCACTCTCCATCCTCTCATGGAAATTGGATATCATGTAGTTGACAGCACGTTTAGTCTTATGGATATGAGCGGCTATTTGTGAAGGGTACATACCGCTTTCGAAAAGAAAAAATACAAGAAGATACCGGGCATCCACTGTCTCCATATTCTTATCAGATGATAATATTTGGTCTACAGACACTTCTGTTTCTTTTGAAACAATATTAATTATTTTGGCAAAGATTTCTGACTTGCACATGTTTTTTCTAATTTTTTATTCTTATCTTTGCCATGCCACATAAAACAAGATATATCGATGAACAAAGCATAAGACATTTTGTTGAAGATATTTAGCCTCCAACGTGCAGTGTCTTATGCTTTTATCATGTTTTTATGTGGCAATATTAATATGAGCGTTGGGGGCTTTTTTTTGATTCTAAGCCCCTGAAAGAATTACTTTTGTTAAATGAGTTTTTCTATTATGTGCCACGCTTCTACCTGTGGCATTTTGGTTACTATTTCATCTTGCACCTCCCTTCTTCTTTATCAGCCAAATGACTACGATTAGTAATATTAATATAATACCTATTGAAAACTCTCCTAGTTCTAATTTCGTCTTCTGCCACCATGTTAATTCCTTCTCCACAGGGTAGGGGACTTCTAACTCTTTCTCCTTCTCTATATAGGCTGTATCGCGAATCATCCTGTCACGGTAGACTATATGCCACTTGTCAACAAACACTGAATCGCCTTTCTCTTTTATATGGACAGAATCCTTAATGTAGATGGAATCACGCTCATGCATGGTAAGATAAAGACTGTCAGTCCTTATAGTTTCTACCGGGACATACCTTATGCTCCGGCATGATCCAAACAGCAATAGCAATGCTATCCCTACCGCAATCCATATATAGACTCTCTGTTTCATCCCTCAAATTTTATATCATTTATACGGTTCATCCAGCCCCGTTTGAACTTGTTGTTTGCTGGGCGTTTCCGGCATATATCCTCGATGAAATCAAACCGTGCAATCTTGATCTGGTCAAACAATTCACGGGGATTACGGGAATTTACTGCGGCGAGTGTCTTAGGCCCGACAATGCCATCAGGAATCACACCAACCAAATCCTGCGGTACTTTAATACCATGTACCCCAGAAGCCCATACAAAATCGCATACTATCTCTGCTATACTTTGGCTTCTTATTTCATCCGCATTCCATCTATCCCAATACAACATCTTCAAGATACTTTTCCAATCGTTATATGACAAATCCATCAACCTTCCGGTCGTAGGTTTTGGATAACCTTTTCTACGACAATATTCCTCATAGGTAGCCATTGTCACACCTACCATAGTTTGTCCTCCTAAATCATCGGGATCATCAGCCCATCCTGTTTTTCTTGCTCTTTGAAAAAGAGACTCATTGGTTTCATTGCTTTTCTTACTTATACCAGCTTCCCATTTTATAAGAAATGGTATGAAATGTTCAATATTAGCCATTTTTCTTTTCCTCCTTATCTTTAAATTATAAAATTACTATTATTTTTGTCGCAAAAAATATGGACTTATCAGAACTTATTAGAAGCTATACTCCTGAACAGAAAAATGTGTTCAGTGCTTTTCTCATCCAACTACCATTAATATTTACTATAATGTATTTATACATACCTGCTTTTAAATCCTTAGAGCTTTATTTGCAAGTAATTTTTGCCATATCTGCGTCTACATTATCTATTTATTATTCTTTTTGTTTGTTATGTTTATGCTCCGTTTGTTCCCGATACAGGTTTAATATGGAAATACCTATACTTATTATGCCAACATTGACAGCTGCATTTCTTTTACTGCGTTCGCCAGAAAGCTATTTAAACGGGCATGAATATGTATTAAGAATAGCGCTTAAATGCACGTCATATTTCTATGGATTCATCGGAATTACAGGATTCTTTTACCGAAAATGCGTAGATTATGGCATAAAGTGCAAAAGGCGCAATAAAAATAAAATCAATTAAACTCATTTCTTTTCCTCCTTTTTATTTTCTGTTATTATTTCATTTATATCCTCTTTTTCTACATCAAGCACCTTCTTACCAAACAGACCTAACGCCTTAAGCATATTAAAGCTGTATCCTTTGGGCTTCAATATATTTGATATGATAGAGCAAAATTCAATGAAGCAAACTAACAAACAGGAGTATATGTCTATATCCCATTTGCTGCCGGATGCAATGTTTATCATGACAACCATACAAACAAAGGCGAAGTAGGTTACAAGTTTACCCATTGTGCGGCGTATTGCACTAGAGAAACGAACCTTTTCGCCCATTAAAAGGCTTTTCCTTATTCCAAAAGCCAAATCACATATCACTACTGCAAATGATACAATAATCCAAGGTATCATGTGCTCCAATGATTCTGCTATAAAACCGCTTACTATTACGGAGAAGCCACCCGGTATGGCTTGGGTCGTTATACTATCTCTTACCATCAGAATGATTATTTAAATGTATTAAATTAATTAGTCACTTATGAATACTCTTAGTCCTGCTCCCCTTGAATTTGAATTTGGTGCGAATACACGGTCTATTCTATCTGAAATAATCTCCAAATATCCCGTCTGCGCTTTCAATTCAATTAGCATGGGGTTTGTTTCAGCTTGTGATTCTAAACTATATCGAGCTTCTAACAGATTTCTGATAGCTGTTATATCAGTAGTTTGCTGGTTTACAAAGAATCTGATAGAGTTTAGTAATGCCTCAAGTGCCTCGGCAGTAGTCTCTGTTATACCTTGTATGCTTTGGGTGAGAGCGGACAGATTTGCTTTACCTCCGGGTTCCCATCCTATTTGGTTAAAAATTTCTTCTGCCGCCTCGTTATATTCACCAAACACTTCCTTCATCTTGTCAGACCAGTCTTTGATGGCTTCGGTATTAATATCATTCGGCTTTAAAAAATCCGTATATGCCTTTTGAAGTCTTTTATATTCCTCACTATTTTCTATCTCATCAGCAGCGGCATTTGCCTTTTTTGCGACACTTTTCACAACCGAATTATTGGCTGTGTTTCTTAGCTTGGTTATTTGGGCTTGAAGTTCAAAATACCTTTCTTGATCCTCTTGCTCCATATCTGTTCTTGTTGCAATTAGACTGTCAAATTCTTCAAACATAGGTTTTAAGAACTTGTCAGATAATCTTAGAAGTATCTGTTGTTTTACATAGTTTTCCATAAAATCATCAAAACTTTCTTGAAGTCCAGACAAGCCATCCCCTGTTTCTTGAAACGCTTCCAACCATGCCGATGCAAAATTCTCAGCCAATGTTTTGAAATTTTCATCGGAACCTACACCGCCAAGCTCCGCTATCATGTCATTAGCACTGTCAGCCAAAGTATCCCTGAGATCTTCAATCTGTTCCTGCCATTCGTTTATTTTATCCCAGTCAGTATCTTTCTTATCTCTTTCGGCGGCTATCATGGCATTGAGAGATACTATCTGTTTGTTTATGTTCTCATCAAGTTCATTCCCATATTCTTGTAGCTTTGTTATATCCCATACATTGTCTATACTCTCTTTTAGCTTGTCGTATTCACGTTCCAGCTTCTTTATCTTTCTTTCATGTTCTTCTATTTCTTTTTGTAAATCTTTGTCATGGTTGCCGAATATAGATGAAAGAATGGTGGCTACAGCTTGTAATGCAATTAGTACCCATCCAATTGGTCCTAATGCAGCATTCATGGCAACATCCATCTCTTTTGCCGCTTCTGTACAAAGTCCTAATTGCAATTGAAACATTACTGCCTGTATAACTAAATCCCCAATAGTTCCGACCATGTTTAACAACCTCATACTTGTGCTATCGGTGTCTTCCCCCATCGTTTCAAGAATAGACACTATGCTCCCCATAGCCTGCTTCCCTATATTCCTTATCTGCTCAAATGCATCCTGCATATTCGACAGATTGGCTCTTGCCTTATCAAATTTTTTTAGGTCGTTTTCATCTAAGGATATAGTGGATTTATTATTATTTATCAAAGATTCCTTTAAGGTTATTTGCTGTTTAAGGTCTGAAATGGACAGGCTTAATAAAGCATTGTTTTTTTCAAGAAAATCAATACCGACTGCATCTTTATTTATAGAACCATTTTTTAATTCGATAATGGTTTTCATGGCAGATATTTCTTTCTCTAATGAAATATTCTGTTTTTCTCTGTTAAGAATATCCATATTGAGAAAATCTTCCGTTCTGTCTTGTTCACTTAGTTTTTTTATTTCTTTGTATGATGTTATAAAAGAATCCAACGGACTTCTCTTAGAAAGTTGTTCATCCATTTTGTTGTAGAAGTTCATTACTTCCTTTAGCTGGGATGGATCAAGATTCTTCATCTGCTCTTTTAACGTTTCAAGTTTGGCTTTCATATTCTCAATGGCTTTTGTTGAAACGTTTTCCAAGTTGTCGAACATATTCATATAGGTATCTGTACCCTTAAATGCCTTCCATGTATTTTCAGACGATTTCTTGTCATATTGTGCTTTCAAATTTTTGCTGTATTGTTCTTGCATTTCTTTTGTAAGCACATCCTTAAACGTCTTTGTTTGTTCATCATAGACCTTTGTATAAATTTTGCTTCTTTCTTTATAATACCACATATCTAACTGCAACTGATCTGAAAGCTGTGTTTTATAAGCTTTAGTCAGTTCGATAACAAGGTCTTGACTGTTCTTTATACGCTGCTGGTTCAGCTTGTTCAAGTCTGCTAAATATTGCTTGTTGGCATCGGTATCAGCAATAAGGTATTCGCCTTTCGGGAATTTTTTCTGATATTCTGCTTCAATTCCTTTCTGCACATCGTCCAAGGTCTTGGCAAGTCCGGGGAACAAAGCCTGCACTTCGGCTTCGGACAGTCCTGCATCTTTCAGCTTCTGGTGTAAGTCTAAGCTGTTGAACATGGATTCAATGTTATCTTTAGTTTTGTCTAGCTGCTTTTTAAAATCATCTGCATCCTTTTCGTCAAACAAGACATTAGCATCTTTTTGTGCTCCTATCTTCTTCCTAAAGTCAGTAATAATCTTTGCAAGTTCCTGCAAAGCCTTTGCCGTATTTTCCTTATTAGGCAAGAATGCTTCCCCTATGATATTTTTAGGCATCTGAACATCTTTCAATTGGGATGCGTAGCGTTCCATGACTGTCTTAGCTGCCTTATCGCTGCCCATTACCTTATTCAGCTTCTCGTATTCCTTGTTAAGTTCTTTGATAAGAGAAATGCGTTCTGCTAATATGTCACGTTCATGTTTGGGGTTTGATTGAGGATCTTCTTGATTTATTCCTGGTCTAAGAGGAACTTTTATATCTCCCAAGTTATATATATCGTATGCAAGTTGCTTCTTTATATCAGACCATTGTTTGGAAAAATCTCCTTTATCTATTAAAATCTTAAATTGTTCTCTTGTTTTATTACCTTTTATTACCTCATCATTTACGGAATCAAAGATTTCACGTATTTCTTTAGTTGCTTCTTCTTTATCTTTCTCCAAATCTTTCTTTGTTCCAAGAAATGAGCTGGCGATAGAACTTTTCTTACCTGCAAAAAGAACACCATTCTGTAACTTCTCCAAGTAGTCTGCAAGTCTTTTGTAGTAGTCAATTAAATTCTCTCCTTCTTTCTTTCCTTTTACTAGTTCTTGTATGTATTCTTTTGCTCCTTTGCCTAAGGAGGTTGATTCTTCTGAAATCCTTAATAATTCAGCTTGTATTTTGTTACCCTTCGCTATAAAGTCATAGAAAGCGTTTTCGTATTCGTCTAAATCTGTTTCAATATCATCATTACCTATCAGCCATCCTTTCTTTCTGTTTTCTGCATAGTTGGCTTCAATCTTCCTAATATCTTCCAAGAATCCTGTATATTGTTTTTTATACTCTTCAAACTGTTCTTTTGCTTCTTTTTCTGATATATTAGGCTTTATCTCTATTTCAAATCCTTCATTATTCATCTCTTTTACAAGGGATGATAACGCTTTTCTTGTATCATTTTTAGCTATTTCGTCTATTTCTCCTATTCTTAACTGAGCTGTATAATATTTATTGCTACTTTCTCGTAACATTTTGTTGTATTGAGAATGCACATTCCACAACTCATTAACAAGTTGTAAAGCCGCTCCAAGTGCTATTAATGGAAATGATGTTTTGAACGCTAATCCCAAAGAACGTAATGCGGTTTCTGCTTTTGTAAAAGCAAAGGAAAGCAAGCTAACTCCATTTGCAGCGGCTTTTATCTTAGGGAGTAAAACCATTGAACCAACTACAATGCCAAACGCTTTTGCCACTTCGACAACTGTTTCCCAATTATCAATCAATACCTTAATAGAATCAATAGAACCTTTCAGTGTATCTTCGTTAGCCTTACCGATAGAGTTAAGCATCACATCAATACTGTCTTTCAAGTTGGAAATTTTACCCTGCAAAGTTTCGGCTTGAATTTCCTGCATATTGTAGAACAATCCTCCGCTGTCAGTTAACCGTTTGAAGATGTTCTCAATATCTTCAAAGGTTACTTTTCGTTTTGAAATCATATCCACAATTTGGGCAGTGGTATATGCTTCGCCTTTAACTTCTTCAAAGTAGCGTTGCAATTCTCCATACAAATTGATACCTGCTTCCGTAAACTGACGAACTTCCGTACCACGCAAATACGCTGCCGCTTTGACCTGCCCATAAGCAAGAATAAGTCTGCCCATATCAACACCTAAACCAGCGGATACATCGGCAAGTCGTTTTGTCGTGTCATATAACTTATCCGATTCAATACGGTATGCTGCAAGCTGTTTTGTGAATGTAACCAGTTCCTTAATTTGGAATGGCGATTTTACAGCAAGTTGGACGGTCTTGTTGAATATCTGGTCTGCTTGCGCTTTATTCTGTAAAATGGCTTCCAAGGAACGCTGCTGTAATTCAAATTCTCCACGTACATTTGCCAACTTACTGATATACCCTTCAATCTGTGATACGGAGAACACCAAGGCAAGCTGACGGCTTAATTGCCCAGCCGTATCCATTAGGTTCCGGTGGCGTGTGGCCAGTTGCTGCGATTGTACTCCTGCTTGCTGCAAGGCTTGGTTGTGCTTGGCGATGGCTTGGTTTATCTGTTCAAGTGTCTGCCTGTAGTTGGCATCTGTAGTGTTTAAAGACAAACGAGCCTGCTTCAAGTAGTTTATGGCTGTTACTTGGTCACGCAAATATTTGGCGTTTCTTGAATAGTCCAATGCACCTTGCGGCGTAGTACGTTGAGCTATTTCTTGCTGTCTCGCTAATTGTTCTGCTGCTTTTGCCGCACGCCTATCGGCTGCTTCTTTTCGTTGTGCGGTTTTCTCTGCCGATTGTACTCTCTGTTCGTCAGTTTGGCGTTGGTAGTCAAGCTCCATTTTCATGTAACGCATGGCATTAACGGCCGTCTGTTGCTGTTGTTTTGAAATAGTCTGTGTATTCTCAACAAACTTTTTCAAGTCAGAAATACTTTCTTTCAGTCCGGCTATATTCCATCCGCTAAACGAACCTTGCCCTATTTTTTTATCACCTATCCGATTCAGTAAATCTGCTGCACGTGAAAGGCTTTCGTTCATGGATGTGGTTTTCTTTTCGGTATCTCCAGCTCCTTTACTTACTCCCTCAAACGGATTCCCTTTAGACCCAATCGAACTTATCTTGCTGGCTAACGAAGCGATTGCGCTCTCCAATTTGGAAGTATCTACTACCACACTGCCAAACCCGTTTTTCAACGCATCCGCAGCCGTATGTGCATGTTTCTCTATCTTCTCCAGCTTCTCATCGAAACTGTCCAACTTCTTTAATACATCGGGTGTTATGTTGAGGAATGCTCCTGCTTCATTATCTGGCATATCGTTATCCTTTTTTATTAATTATGGGCATACCCAAATCATTCAAATTCTTCAAATCGTCAACCGAACTTATCTTGTTGACCTTCTTCTTTTTCTTATCCTTATTTCCGTATTCTACATGGGAAAAATCAAACGAGCTTAACCGGACTTGCCCGACCGTCATTTCCCATAAATATTCTTCACGAGAGCACCAAGTGTTGGAGCGCAGAAAATCAATCATCTGCCCCCATTCGGTACGGGATATTATCAGCTTTGTTCCGTTTTCTTCATCTTCCTTGCCAGTGTCATCTCCCTCACGGTCTGAATCACATTGATACTCTCGAAAAAAAAATCCGTGCTTATGAGGTTAAGGATTTCACCGAGCAATAAAGCCCAATCCTTTATGTCGTATTCCCCCCACATTAGAAGGTCATAGACTTTGTGGTAGTCATCTGAAAGTTCTTTTTTCTCATAATCAGAGAATATCCTGTCCTTGTCATTGAGAAGTGCAAGCGTTATTACATGTGCCACTGCTGGTAGATTTACTGCAAACTCCTTGATAACATCTCCCATGCTCAGTTTCTCTCCTTTGACGATCCGGCACGCTTGTTCGGCTATAAGCCATTGAACACCGGGCTTTAATCCTTTGATACACCACTCCGTACCGTGGAGTTTCATAATACTTGGGCTGTCGTTCATTATCCTTGCCAAACGCTCCATTGATTCATTGGATACAGGAGTATGAGCTGTTACAGCGTCTTTCTTTGGTTGTGTATCTTTTTTCTTTGCTCTATATACTGCCATGATTATAAGCATGAAGGGCGGCGGCATATCCAGCCTACCGCCCTGTAAAACAATCTTCTTATCTATTATGGGTTATCCTGCCGATGGTAGGGTATAAGCGGAATCCACATAAAACGGAGTTCTGATAGTCTTTGCTCCATCGGCGACATTTGCATCATACGCTGTTCCTGCAAGACTGATACGTCCAATATTGGAGTTTAATGATTCAAGCATTAGCTTGGAATTAAGTTGTAATTTTGGAACCACAAATGCTGTCATCGTTTCCCCTTCCTCAAACACTACGTCAATCTTTGCATACAATTTCTTGTATTGAGCAGGAGCAAAGTATTTGGTAGAAACAGTAGTTCCAGCCGTAAATCCCATGAGAGCGATTAGCAGATCTTTTTGTGTATCTGCGACCTCAGCTGTAAATTGGTATTTGCCGAGTTTCACGATGGAAAGAATAGGACTGTCGGAAGTTTCACACTCGATGTCGTTTACATCATTATCGTCTTGAGCGATTGAAGTGGTGTCTTCAACTACATCTTCAAGAATGTAAGAGTCACCCTTTGGCACGTCGTTGTCTTCAGTACCAGTGAACAGAGTTGCCACGATGTAAGAAGGTTTGATAAATTTTTTGGCTGTTGCGCCAGTATTGTTTACTGCCATAATTAAAATGTGTTATCTTGTTAATAATCTGTTTATCTTATTGTTACTTCTATGTTTATCACGTTGTAGTAGTAGTTTCTATTCTGGTCATAATCTGCATCACGGAAGTTTACATCAATCACATAATGGAGGTCTTTGCATGATTCAATAGCCTTGTCAAGAGCAAGTTCCATTTTGTACAGCTCCTTCACGGGTTTCGTACCATGACTGTCAACTGATTTTGCATACAAAAACACATTGGCAGAACCTTTGGCATAAGCTCCGTAATCTTTCATGGAAAGCACGTCAACAAGCACCATTTCTTTCCAATCGCTTTCAACAGTGGCAGGCATATTCCCGATAAATAGGTTATCGGAGATAGCCGCTTTTGTCAGCAGCATGGAAAAAAAGTTTTCTACTTTTGATGTTGTTTTGTATTTGCTATCCATATTCAGTATTTACCGTTCTTTATAATTCCAAAAGTTGAACCTTTAATTCTATTGCTTAATGCTTTGAGTTGGTTTTGAGCAATGGCGATTACCTCATATTTGTACTTTTCCTGTAATATTTGTCCGTATGGCATTGCAGCTACTATCACAAGATCAATTCCATCATGGGGCTTATATTTATGTTCAAGAAATTCCGTTATCGCATCACGTCCGTATAGCGGCTCTCTCTCCCAAATTCTTGGGGCTAGCGCGTATTTCGTTTGATAACCGCTTTTGGATAGTTTGCCATTAACATATATTCCCCATCCGTAGCTATCATGAAGGTTGTCTGTATCATTTTTATAAGTAACCCTATTCAATTCTTCTGCAATTATTTTGTCAGCTTCTTCCGATAAGAACTTTATAAGTTTATTCAATGAATCTGTCTTAACCTTCTTTGCCATAGCTTACACTTCACTCATTTTTATGTCAACCGAACAACCACCAAGTTGACTATATTCAAGCCCTATAACCCTGCCTTGGATTGGTATTGCATAATCCTCGCACTTAAAATTGGTATTGAAACGTATAGGTAGCTTTTCACCAACTTTGCACGGGAAAAATACTTTATAGTCAGCCATGATAGTACCAGAATTAATCAGCTTTGCAGCTTGCTGTATGTCACATTCAGTTTCAAGAAGGATGGTCTCTCCCGTAGTGGGGACTTCGGGAGAACTATCCGTCTTTTCATCCCCAAGCAATCCTCCGTTACCGAGAAGGTTTCCGTCCTCCGGCTTTTTCGTTATCACGGTGTAGAATATGCCATGAAACGGATATTCTGCTATTGCTTTTCTTTTGAGACGCATAAGCTATACATCTAATGAATTTTCATTGACCCAACTCATACTACCCGAATCCATGCTTCCCAACGCTTCTTCTTCACCATACTTTTTGTACAGTGCTTTCAGACGGTCTTTCAAGTTTTGGATTATGGGAGCCGTTACCGTTTCATTGCCTACGTCCTGTCTATAACTGCCATGCTGGAGTGATGATGAAGCCACAGACCACGGACCGTTAATGACAAGCTCATATAGTGCGATAAGGCAATGGTCTTTAGTGCGTTCGTCTATTTCGGAACGGTCTGAAATAAACATCAAACCGTTTTCGTATGCGATATTTTCAAGCGCATCATCTTCAAAGACAAATCTCGTAAGCCCATTGAGGTATGCTATCGGGTCAAATGATTTTTCCATAAATGCTACTGTTGCAATGTGTTGTACATTAATCGTCTGCCTGACTTGTGTCTACAATGACGTGATTGCGGAATGTTTTCAGTGCAGGACAAGCCGACATCATCACATCCGTATGCCATTCCTTATACAGCCCGTTGTTTGTCGTTGTATTCACAATCGTGCAGAGACCATCATTAGCCTGAGCAAAAATTTTAGTTATTACGCTTGAACCATACTTGTCAAACATCTGTTTGTCTAAGTTATTGGTGTATTCAAACTCACAAGCATATCCGGCAGGACGGAGAACTGCAATCTTATCATCCCAACCTTGCACGAATGTGTCTCCAGTATTGGTAAGATTACGCTCACGCTCTTCTACAATTTCAATTGGAGATACACCGGGATAATCACGGAAAGCTGCTAAGAACAACTCACGTGTAGTAGGCGCAGTAGCGGTTGTTGCGATGTAAGCTAAAGGATTTTTCTTGAAACTTTCAATCAATTCCTTAACTTCGGCATTTTGCAACATTACTTCGTAAAACATCTTGCGTGTAACCTGCCATACCATTGCACCTTCATATCCCCATTTTTCACGATATTTTTTCTCTTTTTCCGCCATTTGGCTCAGAATCTTGCATTCAGCGTCAGTCCACACCTTAGTTCCTGCTTTAGTGAAATTTTCATCCGGAATGTCTGCTTTGTGCAACGGAATTTGAATACCACGTGCGATATTGCGGTAGTCAATATTACCTTTAGACATTAACTGTGCAGTCATGAAGTTCATGGTTGCGTCCGCACTATCAAGCTGTGACTGTAATGTATGTACCCAAGCGACTACCAAATCGGTATCGTTTCCAAACAACTCAAACTGTTGTTCTTTTGCTTCACGTTCCATAGCTGTTTCAACGAAACCGGGAGCGATAAAATCAGGAATGGATGCGGTGTACCAGTACAGGCCGTCCTTATCCATTTGATTACTGTCACCAAGAGGTGCACGCAAATCCATCAAAGGAGCGGCTTTCAAGTCACGTCCTTTCACAGAAAAAGTAGCAATGCCATTAGGGGCGGTAGGTGTGGGAGCACCAGCTTTTACACCTTGAGTCTTGTACCAACCATAATTAGTGTATAGCAGACCTTCTGTATTGACAAAGGATTGCAAGAAACGTTGATTGGTCTTGTCAGAAAAGAATCTTGCATATCTGCTGTTATTAAAATCAAATTTAGGCATAGTCTCGTCAATTTTAAATGTTAAACCAACCCTTAACCTTGCTCTTGTTCAAAGCTTTTAATGCAGCCGAAAGAGGTTGCATACGGTCTTCGTAGAGGAATACATCTCCTAATGCCAATGCAGGAGTGATAAGGTATCTTGCACCATCGAAATCATCTTCGGATGTAGCCGGGTCAAAAACAAAATCAAAGTCGCAGGGAAGGTATGAGTTAGGATTAGTGACCATAGCTTCTTTACCAGAGCCTGCTTCTTTCGCTTCAACAAGAACAGATGAAGTTGTTAATGATCCGAGGGTTGCGCTCAATGTAACTTTCCAAACATCGCCAGCCGATCCGTCAGTCGCTTTTTCAACGGCTGTAACTGTTACCGCTGTGCCTTTGCCTGTCAATGTAGAAGGTGCTACCATGAGGGCATCTCCTACAAATGGGATAAGAGAATATCCGTCTCTTATCAGGTAAATAACTGTGTCTGTAGCTTCAGTTGTAGCTTTTGCAACCGCATACGATTTTAGGATACGTATTTCGCTTCCATTAGAACCATTGCTGGGAATATATTCAGCGAGCGTTCCGGCAAAAGCTCTTGCATTACCTTTGAATGGGTTTTTAACAATTCCACCACTGGTAGGAAATACAAGTGCGTCCTTCCCGCTCATCTGTAACTTCACGAAGACATAGCGATGACCACCAATGCTTCCGCGAGCCTGAACCAATGCTCTACCGGGAAGGTAGCCACTGTTCAATAGAATTTGCTGATAGAAATCTGACATTTTCTTTTTGGTTTAAATGATTATTATTTTTCTTCTCTGTGCGACTGCTTCTTTACGACAGCAGCCACATCGGCAAAGTCATCGGTCTTTTCCTTACCGCCTCCCGTGCCGCCCGGAGTGATGTCGGGTGGAGTGTTAGCATTAAACTTATTGTAGCTCTTGACCAGTCTTTCTGTGAGAGCATCAACATCTGTTTCAGAATCAATGTGAATCAATTCGAGCTGGTCGTTAATCCAATCCTCGTTCTTGACTTCTTTCCCTTTTAAGGCTGATTTGAGTTGATTGCGTTTTTCGGAGATAGTTTTGGCTCTTTTCTCTTCCTCACGTTCTGATTTCAAGTCTTGGAGTTCTTTGAGCAACTTATCCAGTTTGCTTTCGTCTCCTTTGTTATCCTTGCCATCATCCTTATCTCCCTTATCATCCTTTGCGGGGTGATTCTTTTCCCACTCCTTTACGAATTTTGAATTGTCGTTCCTGATGTTGTTGTCATCCTCTTGGAAGTCCTCCAGATAATCGGCAACCGCATCATCCAATTCCAACTCGTCATTACCACTCGCTTTCTCCAACCGCTTGTAGATCCTTTCCACCTTGCCGTTGAAACTTCTCTCACTCATCGCCAAGTTTTTCTTGCCGTTGTTGGTGATTCCTGCTTTCAGTGCTTCTGAAAACTGTTCTTTCGTAAACTTCATACACTATATGTTTTATAATGATTATGTGCGAAAGTAATGCTTTAATAAAAAGGTATAACTATAAAAAAATCACTGTATTTATCACTATGATAAATAGATATTAGTTTAAGTATATATTACCTTATTATTAAGAGGTATTTTTGCTTTTGATGAAAGAGCAAGAAGTACATAGGGAAGTCGTAATCAAGCCGCAAGAGGGATTCCAAATGCAGTTTGCATCATCGTGCGTGGATGTAAACTTTGGAGGTGCGGGATTAGGAACAGGTAAAGCGCTGTTGCTAAATGAATTAGTGTGTACTCCGAATGGATTTAAGAAGGTTTCAGAAATAAAGGTAGGAGACAAAATAACCAATCCTTGTAGTGGGAAAACAGAAACCGTTATTATTGTGCATCCAATAGAGAAACACCCGTATTATAGGATAACTTTTAATGACGGTACGCATTGCGATTGTTCTTCTGGACATTTGTGGACAGTAAAAAGGAACGGATACCAAAATAGATCTTGGAGAATACTTTCTGCGGAGGACTTGTTCGTATCATATAATAGCACAAAAAAGAGATTTAGTATTCCTTTTACAGAGCCTGTAATTTTTAGAAGTAATCAAAGATTGCCTATCCCATCTTATGTGATGGGGGCATTGCTTGGTAATGGATGTATGTCTGATTCTTCCATAAAAAATTATATGGTAAGCCTTACTTCAAGAGATTATGAGATAGAAAAAGGATTTGTTAAAAGATGGTTTGATATGAGCCATAAAAAGAGGCAGCCGGGATGCTATAATTATAACATATATGGTAAAGATATTATAGATAAAATAAAAAGTCTCGGACTGTCTTGCCATAAAGCACACAATAAGTTTGTCCCAGATATGTATAAGTATGCAAGCATTCAAAATAGGAAAGAACTTATACAAGGTCTTATTGACACAGATGGATATGTTGATCCGGATGGTAGTATGTATTACTATTCAATCAGCAAGCAACTTGCAGAAGATGTTGCTTTTATTGTTCGATCATTGGGGATGTGGGCATCAATAAATAGCAAACCGTGTACTACGGCAAATAAGTGTGGTAATAAAAGGAATTTAACAGGGAATACACTTTATACAGTTACTATATCCGGATATGGAGATAGTATGAAAGACCTTGTTACAGTAAAAAGGAAAAGAGATAGATTAAAAGATAATAAGTTTTACACTCACAGAACAATTAAAAGTGTAGAGTATTTAGGAGTAAGAGAGGGGCGATGTATTACTGTGGATAAGCCTTCTGGCTTGTTTATCACTAATGATTTTATTGTTACTCACAACTCTTTTGCCCTTGTTCTTGCGCTTGCTGAGCCGTTAATGACAGACCCAGATTTCCGTGCGGTTATTACACGTAGGTCTTTGCAGTCGCAAAAAAGTGGTGGAGGTTTCGTTGATACATTCAAATCTATCTTCGGCGACTACTGTTCTGTAAAGACAGCAGATAGCCCACGTATCACATTCCCAAGTGGTGCATATTGCGACTTGACATATATAGATGATACCAATCTTGACAAAATGCGCGAACAATGGAAAGGTAAACAGATTGATGCAATATGTATTGACGAAATTACCGAAATGTCTTGGGAAGCGTTCAGCTATGTACAGACCCGTAACCGTGGGCGTTCAAAGACATTTACAGGAAAGTTCTTTGCTACCCTAAACCCGAAACGTAGCCATTGGACGAGAAAGTTCTTGGATTGGTACATTGGGGTTGACGGATTCATTATGCCGGATAGAAACGGGAAAGTGAGATACTTCTATGTGAACGGTTCTACCGTTGATGATGTGGTTTGGGGGGATTCAAAAGAAGAAGTTTATGCCAAATGCAAAATAGACATTGATAGGAAATTAGCACGTATTGGTGGTGATTTTACCTATCATAATATGATTAAGTCTTTCGTGTTCTATCAAGGACATTTATCTGAGAATAAGGCTATGACCGACAACAATCCGAATTACATAGGCTCTGTTGCTGCTTCGGGTGGTAAAATGGCGCAAGCTCTGTTTGAGGGAAACTTCAATGTTGACCCCGAAGAAGACGAAAAGATACCCATATCGTCCACTTCCGCACAAGGCGTGTTCAACAACAACCCTGCCGTAAACGGTGACAAATGGATTACCGTGGATTTGGCGGATTATGGCACAGACAACCTTGTTGCACTTGCATGGGATGGTTTTCACGCATACGATATTCTTATTCTCAGCAAGTCAACTCCAAGAGAGAATGCAATGGCGGTAAAGACATTTGCGTTTGAGCACGGGACAGCCGAAAGCCATATCATTTTTGATGCGACTGCCGGACGGTATTTCAATGACTATATACCCGATGCAGTACCTTATGTATCACTCAACAAGCCTTTCGGTCTGTATCAGCTTACCGCTATGACGGTAAAGGATATGTGCTATATCCGGTTATGCAAGATGATAGAAGAAGGCAACTTGACATTTGACGATAAACTTGCCGTTCAGACTTACACTCATCAAAATTTGAAATACAAAGTGACGGTTGAGAACGAGTTTATGGAAGAATGTTCCGTTGTGCGATTTGACGATATGCAGAGCGGAAAGAAACGGCTTTGGAACAAGAAGAAAATGAATCAGATGTTGGGAAAAGGCAGGTCGATGGACTTGTTAGACCCATGCGCTATGAGAATGCTTCCGTGCGCTAACATCGAATACGGGAATGAGATTCAAGCAGGGTATTACAATCACGAAGAAGAAACCAAACAAGCGAGCCATGCACAGACAGAAGGAAGTATTTACGATGAACATTTATGGTATTAGGATATGATAAGCTATAACGACATAAAGGATATTATCAATTCCCTTAAGACAGAAGGAATTGAAGCAAGGGTAAGAGATGTTGCCTATTTGGTAATGTGTGATTCTTTCGTAGATAAGGCTCTTGCTGCAAAGGTTGCTTACCAAGAAGATGATAAGCCTTCAAACAAGGTGTTATCCATGCTTGCCGAGAAACTGAAACCTTTCGGCATCGGTGCTATCACTACCATATCTAAAGATGAGAACCGAGAAGCATTGCTGAAAGAAATATCGGAGATGAAACAGATTGCTGACGATGCGAAAACAAGTGGAGATTCAGACACTTTTATCAAAGCAAGTAAGGTCGTGTTGGATGCACGCGTGAAGCTGAACGATAAATTCAATATTGAAGAGGAAGAGGGGCAGAAGCGAATAATCGTTGTTCCGCAGAAGCACGACATTATCTGCAAATGGACTTCGAGAGAGTGTTCTGCAATGCCGAGCAAGGAAGCCTGCATGAAGTATTACAACCTAATTGATGCGGAAAAATGACACGGGAAGAGAAAAAAACATATCTATTGCGGAATGTAAATGCCTTGTTGCAGAAGAAACCGTTTTTCAGAGGAAGTGACACTTGCTCTACAAACGACTATTCCGACGGTCAGTCCGCAACCATTACCGAAACACGCACGGCAAGGCTTCCGAATGTAAAAAAGAATATCGTTTCGCAGGAAAAGTTTCTGAAAGAGCTTGACCCGATGAGCCATGAGGTATTATTTGATCAAAACTTGCCGAGCATTTGCGTCAAGTTAGAAGATGGGGGATATCAGGAAATCAAGTTCCAGCGCACGGCATTAGCTTTCCAAGAACAGATACTGGCGAGCCACGTAATCTACCTTTGCGGAAATCCCTGTACATTGTCTTTGAGAGGTGGCACTCCTTCCGAGAAAGATAAAGCCAACTATTCCACAATCAAGGAGTATTGGGTAGACAGGAATATGGATGGATGGCGTACAAAGGCAGTCCGTTCGCAGCTTGCCACAGGCGATGCCGGACTTCTGTTCTATTATGACTATAAGGGACGTATCAAATGCCGTCTGATAAGCTATGAGGATGGTTACGTTATCATATCGCACAATGACAACAACGGCGACAGGCTTCTTGAAAGCGTCTACTATGCCGATGAAAACGGTGTGGAATATATTGACAGCTACGATGATACCTACATGTACCGTATGCACACGCCAAGAGACGGTGAAGAAGCCGCAGAGGACGGTTTTGTAAGGGAAACTCCGATTGAGCACGGTTTCAGCGAGATACCATTGTGCACCAAACGTGGTGATGTGGCGTGGAACAACGGTCAAAGCCTTATTGAGGTTTACGAGATTATCTATAACATCTTCTTTGTCATTCAGAAACGGAATGGCTGGGGCATTCTGTATATTAAAGGCAATTTGTCAGAAACGACAAAGAAACTTGCTGGAAGTATCATTTTGCAAGACAAGTCAATGGACGGTAACGGAAGTGCAGAGTTCAAAGCACCGCCCAGTCCGCAAGGTATGCTTGACAGTCTGCAAGATTTGTTCGAGAAGATACAGATAAATACATCCTGCACTTTCCTTTTGCCGAAAGATGTAAAGTCAAGTGGTGACATAAGCGCACTGGCTATCACGCTTACCCGTGACCTGGACTTGAAGAACGCCCAACAGGGTGTTATCGAGTGGCAGAATTTCGCCGACAAGATGATGCGCCTGTTCAAGGAAGGGCTTGCAAAGGAGCTTGTGAACAAAGGAGAAAATTCCAATGCCGTTACCGAGTTTAAGAAACTCCGTGTAAGCTGCAAGTTCAAGATTTGGCAGCCGTTCAGCGCAACGGAGTATAATAACATACTTATCTCAATGAAGCAAGCCGGCATTCTTTCCACAAAAACAGCCATTGAGAAAAACACCGAATCCGTTCCCGATGAAGAACAACGTATAGCAAAGGAGAAGGAAGAGGCTCAAAAGCTGTTGGAGAAACAGCAAAAAAAGGACAAAGGAGTTACGGAACAAATTGATGTGGTAAAAGAATAAATGGAAAAGGAAAGTCTGTACATTTTAAAGCTTGATACGCAAGGAAGTAAAGTAAAATTTCCGAATGCTGATATGCCTGCAAAATTAGGTGAGTACACCTATACGGCACAACGTATGGCAGGAACTCCCACACTGACCGCTACACTGAACTATCCTTCATGCTTAGACGAACTATGGACAGGAGAAGAATTTGTTGAGTTTAGGGGGGAAAAATATTATATTGACCAAGTGCCTACATCCTCAAAGGACAACAAGAGTATCATGTACAAGCATGAGCTTCAATTCGTTTCAGAACGTATCGTGCTGGAGAACGTATATTTCATGGACGTGGTGACAGCCGGAGAAGACACGTATCACTCCAATTCCACTTCCGTCAAGTTCATGGGGGATATAAACGAGTTTGTTGGTCGCCTTAACGCTTCAATGGCAAAATCGGGTATCGGATATTCGGTAGTGATTGATGAAGATATTACTTCTGAAAGCAAACTTGTTTCTCTTGACAGTGTGTACCTTGCAGAAGCGTTACAGTCCATATATACCATATACGAACTTCCTTATTACTTTGTAGGTAAGGTTTGTCACATAGGATATACAGAGAATGTAATTTCTACTCCCTTCGAGTACAAGAAAGGGCTTGTATCAATTAAAAAGACAAACGCCAATTATAAGATCGTTAATCGCGTTACTGGTGTTGGAAGTTCTGACAACATTCCTTTCTACTATCCGAATGATGATGAAAAAGGTACTATAGAACGCACGCAAAACCTTATGCCTTCCATTTACAGACAAACAAATGGAGCGGAAAGATTCTACAATGCGCTTAACGACACGTATAAGATACCCGGTACAAATGATTACTATTCTTTCAAAAATACATATTCTTCTAAAAAAGTAAAAGAGATAAAGGTAGATTTCAGCGATATAAAGCCTACCATAGAAAATGTAACAAATGCTTCGGGACAGTTATTTGGTGAGATTGCGGATATTGCTTTTGATGCTAACGATAGTGACGAACTTGGAACAGGAGAAGGGAATAATATATTCAATGGCACGGATGAGTATGTACATTCTTATTTCTACATAAAATTACATATATATAATGGGGATTACGGTTTTAACCTGTTCGAACAAGGTTTGGAAGGTGGTACGGCTGTAATCAATATGACTACGGGTAATTGTGCTGCTTGCGAGTTTGAAATAGGAGTTACCTATAAGGACAATGAACCGGGAAGGGCATTCAATCCTGTATTGGTAGATTCTTCCGGGGACTTGCCGGCAGGAGATTTTGAACAGAAGGTTACTTCACAAACATCCCAATATGTAGAAAGCCAACAAAACACTTCTACAAATGAGGTTTGGATTGCGGTAAAAAAGGACAATACAACTTTCGGGGTTGTTATGCCTAATGCCACAAATAACTATAAACCTTCTGTTGGGGATAAGTTTGTGATTACAGGTATTAAAATGCCGAAATCTCTTGTGCTTGCTGCCGAGAAAAGATTAGATGAGGCGTTGATAAAGTATATGTCTGAAAACAACGATGAGAAGTTCTCTTTTTCCGTAAGTTTCTCACGTGTTTTCCTTGCTGACAACAACCATTTAGCCAGTATGCTAAATGAAAATTCACGTATATACATAAAGTATAATGACAAGGAATACTTCATGTATGTGAACTCATTCACTTGTAAGGCGGATAAGAATTGCCTGTATGATATATCTGTGGAGCTAACAGATAAGCTGTCCGCCAATGTTTCCGCTTTAAGAAGCACAATTACAGAGATAGCCGGAGATATCATAGGTGAACGGATAGGAACCTCTCTCAACGTGTCAGACATTCTTGGCAGAATATCCCGTTATTTTATCTCGAAGATAAATAGCGACACCGCCAACGGTCTTATCACTTTCTTGAAAGGTCTTTTGATTGGTAAAAACGGTAGTGGAATCACTGTGCTTGAGAACGGTATGTCACAGGCTGTTGTTGATTATCTGTATGTCAAGGTCAAAGCCGTTTTTGACGAGCTTGAAGTAAAGAAGAAGACGTATGTAGGTGGCGAGCAGGTGATTTCCCATGCAGGTATGAAATGCAACCGTGTGGATGAGTTGGATGATGTCTACCGTTGTTATTTCAAGGAAGAGGAAGACGGAATTGAGATAGAGAACCAGTTTACTCCGGGATCTCTCGCCATCGCACAGGAGTGCAATATCAAGACAGGCATTTCGCATCATGTCGGCAACCGCTATTACTGGCGGTTGGTCACAGCAGTAGGTGAGAATTATATAGACCTGTCCAAGACCGTGTGTGATCCTAATGTCGAGAATGATGTTCCGGTGGCAGGTGATGATATCGTGGGATTAGGCCATAAGACCGATATCACCAGACAGGCGGCGATAATTCTCTCTTCGGTGAACGAAGTTTCTCCGTCCATCATCATGTATCAGGGTATTAATGATTTTACCTTGACCGGGAAAGATGTCATTTCTTTTGATTTTGACAGGTCTACCGGCAAGGCCCGGATGAAGGTGTACGGAGATACGTATATTGGTGACAAGGACCGGACCACTTACATGGAATACACTCAGGATAAAGGTGTTGATATCAAGGGTATGTTCCACATCGAAAAAGGCTCCACCGGATGGCGTAACATGGAAGGTCTGCCGGATGAGATACAGGCGGCGGCAGATCTTGCCCAAGAGGCCAAGGATGCGATAGACAATGCGGCTGTCGGAAGTGTCAATCTGTTGCGCAATTCCGGGTTTACCGGAGATTATGAGACAGAGGACCTGTCTGCCGCTACCGAGTTATCGGCGGATACCGAACTTTTTAGCAAGCAATTGGAATATTGGACGGGTGTGGCTACCGTATCTGCGGACAGTGATGCCGGCTCCGGGTACTCTGCTGCAATCGGTAGTTTGTCCCAGTCCGTATCATTAATCAAAGGGGAAAGTTATGTTATCAGTTATAAAGCAAAGGGTACGTCTGTGTCTGTTTCGTGCGGCTCTTTCAGTGTTTCTCAACCTCTCACATCCTCTTATCAAAGATATACCCATAAGATTACCTTCAATGGCAGTGGTATATTTCTCATCAGTGGTACCGCAACCGTTTGTGACCTTCAGCTAGAGCGTGGAACCATCGCCACAGACTGGAAACCGTCCATTTTGGATAACGACAAGGCAACAGCCGGTTTTCAGTCAATCAATTATATCGCCAGTGCTATCAAGGATGGTTCTGTGGATATCCTTGGCGGTCTGATCCTTGCCAATATGATCCAACTAGGCAACTACAAGGATGGCAAGTTACAGAAGGTCACAGCCGGAGTTAGCGGCATATACAATGATGATGATGATGTGGCGTTTTGGGCAGGAGGAAAACTTGAACAGGCGATTCTTACCGTGATGAGGTTCCGTAATGATCCTAATTACCAGCCTACGGATGCGGAATGGGCGAACATGGCAAACTTCGTTGCCACTCATGGCGGTGATGTATTCTTGAGAGGATATATCTATGCTTTGGGCGGATATTTCCGGGGAAAAGTTGAAATAGCCAATGGTAAGATACTGTTGAATGAGGATGGTTCCGGGCAGCTTGCCAATGGGAACATCAAATGGGATGCAGATGGAAATCCTGAATTTGTCGGGAAAGTGAAGGTTTCCTCACCGTCAGGTTATGAGATAACCATATTTCCTGAAGATGAATATGGAAGACCGTCAATTGATATTCATGATGATGATGGTAATTCGCTTTTGGACATATCTCTTCAATATGGATTGAACGGTATGGTTCCCCGTATTTTTATGAATGACCCTTCCAATAGTGATGTTTTGTATTTCCGCCCGGACAGTATGGTTGTCGAACAAAAAGGAAGTGACGGTTATATATATCAGACCCAGATAATGGGAGGACGCATAATTATGGTTAAAGGTTCTGAGATTGTATGGGATCAGAACATGTTGCCCAAATAAAATGAAGTGATATGGAACTGAATAGTATTAACAAAACGGGAACTTGGAGTGAGGCGGCAGACCGTCTTAACAACAACTTTAGCAAGACTTCCACCGAAGTGGAGAAGGTCAAGCAGAACAGTATCCGCAACAAGGGATTGTTTCCCACTCTTGAATCGCTGAAAGCGGCTGTTCCATCTCCTGTTGTGGGTGACTGGGCTGTTGTGGGTAACACCATACCGGGTCCTATATATCAATGCAAGACAAAGGGAACATGGAGTGCCACTGGCACGACAGGAGGTGGCGGAAGTGTTGACTTATCCAGCTACCTGACAGCCGAGGAGATAGACGATGTAACATCAATATTATAGTTATGAGAATTAATTATCAGTCCGATTTTAAGATCATAGAGAAGAACTTGAACGGGGATGTGAATACTCCTTTCCGGTTCACTTACTTCAATCCGTTCAAGGGAAAGTTTATAGCCTCCTTTGACGGGCATGAGTATGTCGGTTGCAGCCGCATGGAAGACGGCAACCTGCTTGTCGCTTTCGACAATCCCTGTTTTTCTCCCGGTATGCTGAAAGTAAAACGTGAATACTTCATATCCGATTCCGACTTTCAGGATGGTATCTGCAACCTTGTTTCCGTTGAAGATACAGGAATCGTACTGACTACCGGGAAAACCGATGAAAGCACGGTGGAAATAACATCTTATCCCGATTATGCCGCATATAATACAATTCAGGCGTTCCCATTGTCGGATAATGAATATGAAGATGTGCTGAGTGATTTTGTACCTCCGTTGCCACCGGAAGAGGAAGAAGAAACAGTTACTAATCTAGAAATATAGGAGATTTATTATGGCAAAAATATATAAGCTGACCAAAGGTGGTCAAACCATTTACCCGGCAACCACAACCGATGCGGTGGTTAATCCGAATACACGCAAAAATCTTACAGCAGAACTTTCCGAGTTTAAAATGGATATTATTAATCAAAAAAAGGGAGAAAATATTATTGATAATTTTGATCAAAGTACGGCCTATATTGTATATGGTAATCAAGGAGAAATATCATCAAGTATAGAAAAAATCACAAACAATGCGACATTCATAGCAACAAAATTAGAATGTAAAGCCGGAGATCGATTTTTGATTACTGGAAAGTGCGTTTCTGTACAAGCTAGGGCTTATGTTTTTGTTGATGAATCCGATAGGATTCTGTTAAAAGCAAGCCAAACATTCGTTGGGGAAAAATCTGTAATTGAGGCTCCGGAATCTGCCATTACCGCTTACTTTACACTGACAAAATCTGAATCTGTTGAATTTGTAATATTAGACCCGTCAATAGAAGAATTAGATGACAAGATTACTGAGACAAACAAATCCCTTACAAGCTTAGAGGAAGAGGTGTCAAATATTATTATAACCGAAAGCGGGATAGAAGAAGAGATCTACAACAGCGCTTATTTGTCTAAAGATTATATATCAGCTGGAGGCACACTGGGTACTGCTGCAAGATACTGGTCTGTAAGAATACCTGTGGCAAAAGGATTGAGGTATAAACTGGATTCTTCAAATGTCAGTAATCAAACAGTATTTAGAATTGCCAAAACCGTAGAAAGAAAAATAACAGAAGTCTTAATCAATGAGGCTTCACCAGAAACAAAAAATTATGAAATTTATTGTGATGGTTCATTTAATTATATACTTTGGACATTAAGCAATGCCTATGATTTGGAAGGCACTCCAAGTGTCAAGAGAATAGAGGGGGGAGGAAAAAAATTAAGTCCTGATATTCAGATTCCACCTGAATCATTGCCCGGTTTCGAAGATAGTATAAAGGATATAACAGATAGACTTGATGGAATTGTTTATAAAAGTAATATTATCTATTGTTATGCCGATCAGGAAACGGCAAATCAATTTCAAGCTATTGAAGACGGGGTTAATATATTTGTAGGGTACAATGCCAATGTAAACTCCATTCAGAGAGCAATAAATACCATACCAAGAGATACAGATAAACAATGGTATATTTTTGCTGTAGGGGAGTTCAGGACATCATCATTTAATCATTTTGCAACGGAAGACCCGTTATCGGGAGAATCACAGGAAGATTATGTCTGTTATATAGAAATGGTTGACAGGCAAAATATTCATTTGTTCGGTGTTGGTAATAGGTCTACAAAAATAGTATGTGATATGCCTGACAGTGGTTTCCCAACGCCTGTATCTAATTTACATCCATTGTTGATAAAAAAAACTAGGAATTGCAGTTTTCACAACTTTTATATTTTTGGGAAAAATGTAAGATATACCGTGCATGTTAATGGCATTAAAGAAAGCGAATCTAATAAATTATGGTTTGACAATGTGGAATTCGACAGTGAAAAGAATAATGGAGAGGCTGCGGATAGCTGGCCGTATGGTTCCCAACCAATAGGTATAGATATTGCATCTAACATGAATCTGATTTTTACTAATTGTATAAATCCATGCTTGAGAGGACATTTTGGCAGTATGGGATATGGAAGACATTTTATCCTGTTTAAAGGGTGTTATTTTTACTCCGATGCAACCAATGTGTTGCCCTCGGAAAATATTCCATCCCCCAATAGCTTTATAGATTATAGGTTTATTGGTAACAAGTTCTATGGGCTTTCAACGTTGTTTAATGGTTCCTTAAAAGAATCAGGTGTAAAGATGAAAATTAGTGGATGGGGGAATAGTGTTGTTTATTTTCCCAAACCAACTCTGTATTTTAATGAAATAACGGATATTGCACAGACATATAAAACTGAAAGTTCGATATTAGCCGGTAATTTGGTGAATTCATATGGAGATAAAGCTAATGGTAAAATTGAATCTGTTGCTATGTTCAACAGTTCAGACGGGAAAGTTATTTGTGCCAAAAATATCATGTATGAAATAAATAATATTCTTGTTTCAGAAGATTATCTTCCTAAAGATGGGGACTACTGTAAAGCTGTAGATGGATTATTGGAGAAATCAGAATATCCTACTAATGCTTATGTTTTAGTAAGATCAGGCATAAAGTATTTAATAGTAGAATAACTCGGAAAATTATCAGTAACACTCAAACATATATTATGATACGAGACCTAATCATCAGAATAATGAACTATCTGTCCGTTGAAGTACACCCGGATGCGGAATGGTAAAAGTGGAACAGGATATATGGAGCTTAATACAATAAACAAAACAGGAACTTGGAGCGAAACGGCAGACCGCATCAACAGCAACTTTAGCAAGATCTCCATTGAGGTTGAAGAGATAAAGCAGAACGGCGGTGGCGGCAGTGGTGGCGGAGGCGATGTCACTAACGCCGACCATGCCACATCTGCATACACGCTGGATAAGAATACGCCTGTGCTTGACTGGTTCCTTTCCGCATTGAACGATGATGATGCGCAAGGTATAATAAACTTCCTCAAAGGTCTTAAGATAGCCGGGAATCTGATAAACCGCATTGTGAAGCAGGGTGACATGGATGTTACCTACACCGATGAAGACGTGATGAGCGCATTACGTGTAATGGTTGAGATAGAGAAGCTGAAAGAGATATTCGTGCGGAAGGACAAGGAGGATTTTACTAATTTCCTGTTATCCTTACTGGGCGGAGTCTTGATTAAGAAATATGCCAAGTTCGGTGATTTCGTTACTGGTGTATCAGGTGGATACATAGACGAAAAGGGTGACATGGAAATGGGAAGCGGCGTTTTCCGTAAGCGTTTGTTTGTTCCGGAAATAGCCTATAACCGTACAACCTATTTCAAAGGACGTATGGTAAACTCCCCCGGTGGCGGTTGTAGCGTATTGTCATACGTGGATAACGGCGATGGAACCTACACCATCACTCCCGATCTGACGGACGCGGACGGATTGAGCCAGTTTGTTGATGATATCCTTACCACCTATTTTGTGACTAAGAATAGCGAAGGCAAGCTGAATGGCTTTGAAGAGATGAAATTCCGGGTGACTGCCGCAGATTATACCGCCAAGAAATTTACTGTCATTCCCCGTCCGGGACATTCTGACTGGAAACCTGCCGAGCAGATGGTATTGGCACAAACAGGTAATTTTACGGACCCGGAACGTCAGACTTATATACTTATTGATTCAGTCAACGGAAACAACTGTATTACATTCTTTGACAATGCCAACACTTGGGACCCGGAACCGGCGCAGATGCCTGCGTGGTTCGGCAAGAAAAAAGGCATGACTGTAGCTGGTGTTAATGCGGACAATTACTCGGCCGTTCTTCAAAACATTATCATGACCGGGCTTATCTTTCAGGTGGATGAGATCACCGGACAGACAGTGCGTGTTCCGTTGGACAAAGGTGAATGGACCGCAGGTAAGTACGCCTACTATAACCGGGTGTCACACAACGGGGCTTTGTGGTTGTGTGTTGATGATAACGGAACAACAACCGAACCATCAGAGACTAATTCGGCATGGTTAAAACAAGTTTCTGAGGGAAAGAAAGGTGATCCGGGCTTGTCTGTAGTCGGTGGTGGCCATTGGGAATCCGCCAACACACCATATAGTGCCAATACAATGGTCACTCTTGCCAACTGTGTCTTTATATCCAAGGTGGAAACCTCCAATCCTCCCATCAGAATATTGCGTATCAAAGGCGGCAATTTCTTAAGAAAGAAGGACGGTGGTTATTATCTTGCCGGGAAACCTGCCGACTGGGAGGTTAACGAAGACTGGGATATGCTGCTTGACGGGCGTGAACTGAAAGGAGAGAGTATCACTTTCCTTGGTGAATTTGCCACGGCTCCAGCCAACCCGAAAAACGGTGATTCATACCGTAACACAACTGACCGCGCCACCTACATCTATCAGGACGGAAGATGGCAGCTTATGATATCGGACGGGAAAGACGGTAAGGGCTATGAGTATATATACACAAGAGGCAATATCATAGATAACACCCCTGAAAAGCCGGACAGTCAGCAGAAAGATGGTTATGTTCCGGAAGGCTGGACGGATAATTATCTTGGTACGGACATAGACCATCAGGTTGAATGGGGTTGTACACGTTTTAAGGAAAACGGCGTATGGTCTGAGTTCAGTGATCCTGCCGTGGTGCATCGCTGGAGTAAGGACGGAGAGAATGCCATCATGGCGGACTTCGATAACGAGATGGTCAATGCAGCCCTTACTTCAGACGGGAAGGTCGTGTCCTCACAGACTTGGAATACAACAGTCAGCATGTGGTACGGAACGGAAAAGCTCACTCTTGACAGCATCACCTGTACACCTGACACAAATCTTCTGTGTGCGACAGACAAGAATACGGGAGTGGTGACAATATCGGTATCTGCCGGAGCTACTCTTGCTGCGACAAACACGGTGAAGATCACAATCAGGGCTACAAAGAACGGGCAGCAGTATTCCCGTGATCTTACGTTCACAGTAGCTGGTGTGCGTGGGGGAGCGAATGGTGCGGATGCCATTCTATACAGCATTGTCGTTTCCGCCAGCTCAGTAAGCAAGGACAAGAACGGGAACTACAGCGTGTCTTCCGTATCATGTTACAGGCAGAAGTCAGTGGGGGGCGTGATATCCACCACAACGGACGGTATATTGAAATACAGCATAGACGGTGGAGCTGAAACTACCATAAACAACAATACAGCCATATCAAGCGGAAATTTCACGAAGACATTGAAATTTGTCTTTTACGTGAATGACCAGATAGTGGATGTTGAAACCGTCCCCATGCTTGTAGATGGTAAGGACGGGGCTGACGGTGAGAGTATCACAGCCGCAGGTCATTGGGAGTCCGCCAACATTCCGTATGCGAAAAACAGTACAGTATCGTTTGCCGGAGGATCTTACTTAAGCAAGGTTCAGACTTCCAATCCGCCACTTCCGCTTCTTCGTGTGAGAGGTGGACGTTATCTAAGGAAGAAGGATGGCGGTTACATACTTTCCGGGAAGAGATCGGACAAAGCTGTCAACTCCGACTGGCAGGAAATGACTTCCGGTGTCGAACCGTCCGCTTCGTACTGGCTTGACAGCCCGGTAAGCACGATAAACTTCACGTCAACAGGCACACCGTCACCGTCAGCATTTGTTGTTACCATGAAACAGAATATAGGCGGTAATGTGAGCGATACGAACAGGTTCTATCTTGTCGCACGCAAATATAACGGAAACTGGCTGGCGCATGTAGGTGCTACCCTGAACAGCCAGATATCCGTTCCTGCAACAGCCGGATACACCCAGTTCGCCGTCCGGGCTTATAAATCCGCGTCGGACGCAAACGCATGGAATAATAATTTTGTCGCTGAAAAAGGTGTGGGGGTTGCTAAAGACGGAGCCATAGGAGCGACAGGAGCAACAGGGGCGTTTCCCCGTGACAGGGGCGTATGGGCTTCCGGACAGACTTACGTCTGGAATGCGGATTACCGGGATAAGGTCATATATCTGATAGGGGGAGTTTATTATAATTTCCTTGTAAAGAATTACGGCGCTTCCGTTACTTCTGCACCCACATCAGCCAACGGGGATTCGAACTGGGAAGCCATGCAGAAGTTTGTGAATATCGCTACTGATACCCTTTTCGCCGATGGTGCGAATGTGGCCGGATTCATGTTCAAAAACAATGTGCTTAAATCCCACAACGATGAGGGTGAAACTCTTCTTATCAATGGCGTAACCGGGTATTTCAAATGTAAGAATGCAGAGATTACTGGAACAATCACATCTACAAAAGGGAATATTGGTGGTTTTACCATATCATCTGCAAGTTTGGAGGCTGTTAGCGGAAATAATGCCATGCTCCTTTCCGCCAACTTGGTAAGATTTACCGGAAGTTATTCAAGCGTGTTTATTGGAGCGGATACTTTTCCTTCATCTAGTGGGGGGGCAATATTATGCCCATCCCGTATTTCGGTTAATAGGAATATAAAGAATACGGCGTATGGCAATGTGGGCATGTATTTTGACATACAAGGTTCCCATGCTTATGATGATAATGATTTTCAGTATACCGGGAATCATGCGTTGTATATCGTCAAGGGGGACATCTGTGGGTTTAGGCTCAGATTGCGCAGAATAAGCAAGAGCACAACTTTGTCAGTGATGGATAGTGTTATCATGGCTGTAACGTCCGGTATTACGCTGACTGTTCCGTCCACTGCGGAAGACGGGCAGTTCTACTGGATAAGAAATGTTTCTGGTGGTGATGTGACCATAGCCGGAACAAATCTTGTCGGCTGGGATTCCGGGGAGGTCAGCACTTCGATAGGTTTGGCCAAGTCAAAGGCGGCAGCAATGTATTATGACAAGCATAATAACAAGTGGTTTATGAATTGGATTGATTGTTGGAACTAAAATGTAATGATTATGAAAATAAATTTTAAACAGTTCCCCATGTACACGGGGATAGACAAGAAAGAAATGGTTGCCTGTGATGTGGCATATAGCTTGGCAAATAACCTTTATACCAAAGTGCCTGATAATATCGGAGCGCATTGTCTTTCCGAGAAGATTTATAATGCGGAAGGCAATGTGGACTTAAGCGGGCAGGAGATTGAAATAATCCGGTTCGCTTATCCGACCTTTACCGGAGCATTTGCCGATTCGTTTGAACATTATTTGAAGACATATAAAGAGAAGGAGGAACAACATGAAAATTGAGAATTTGGAACGCGCCAGCCGGATCAATGACGAATTGGCGAAACTGAAGCTGGCGAAGGAAACGTTGAATAACGGCGGCTATGTCCGTATCTACAGCAGCACCCGGTCAAGTGCCGGATGTGTGGAGCTAGATATAGCGAACTTCAATGATGAGGTGAACACGTGTATAGACAACCATATTACAAAACTAGAATACGAAATAGAAACGCTATGATGAAAGAATTATGGCAATTAATCAAGATGCTGTTCTCAAGCAAGCCGGGTGATTTTGACACTCCTGAGCTGCTTGCCATGAAGCATTATCCTTTCAAGGGATACCGTTTCATGATGTGGTGCGGACGGATGATATACCGTGCCGAGAACAAGGAGAACATAGATAGGTATATGCAGACCTATGCGGGTAAGGAAAGCCTGACGCACGAAACCATACACCTGCGTCAGGCACAGGTTATCGGCTCATGGGTAAAATACTATTGGCGGTATTTTGTCGAGTGGATCAAGGGAAACCCTATCTGCCATCCTGCGAGTTCGGCGTATTATACCATCTCATACGAAATGGAGGCGTATGCCAACGAAGACAATCCGGATTACCCCGTTAACTATGACAGGAACAATCTTTCCCGGTATAAAATAAAAGGCGGCAGAAAGAAGATGTACAAGTCGGTTGGCGGCACTTCAAAAGTGTGGAAAAATTATATTAGAACTTTATAAAAATTGATATTATGAGTGATTTGAATTTAGACAATATTGTTGGTTTTAAGGCTGTCGATAAAGACGGCAACGAACAGAATGTGACAGTAGATGAAATGGTGGATATGGTTGCGACAAGAATGGTTACCGCTTTGTCTGAAACTTCCGCTTTGTCAGAAATATCAACATTGGCTACTGCTGCTGCAACAGGAAATGACGTGTATGAGAATGAACTTCCGACCGTGACGGACGCTGCAAATGTAAGAGTTTTACAAAGTGGAGGAGAGGCCGCACAGATGACTATGCAGTCTCTTGCAACAAAATTGGGGGAACTTCTGCCGGATTCTTTGGGATTTTTAAGAGGATATAATAATCCAGCTTCTCTTGATACAAACATTAATGGCATCTATAATACGAATGAAAGTGTTCAGGGAACATGGCCTTTATATGCTCATAAATATGGTGTACTAGTTGTCCTATGTTCAAAATCATTTGGTGCCGCTCAAATTTACATATCGGATGGTACCGAAAATATTTATGTGAGAAAATCATATAACTTAGGAAAAACATGGGAAGAATGGTTGCTTATTAAAGGAGTAAATATTACCTAATTCCCTCTGGGGGGATTGGCGAACCGTATCTTGGGTATAAAAAAACGGGTGGTCCGGTACAAGCCGGTTCCACCCGATCCTGATATGCACAACGCCATGTGCGGTGCAAAGGTAATCCATGTTTCTAAGAAGCCAATACAAAAGTTCTAAAATCTCCCCACTCTCCGTTCAAACAACGTCTGAAACCAGCAACATCAGCTCCCAAGCGGAATGCCATTTGAATTACATATCCTCGTTCATCGTTAAAAACTATCATTATGGAATAATTGAGAACAACACTAATTCCATTTTCTCCGACCACATGATACATTCCGCTTGCAGTTGCACTATTTACCTCTTCGTCTGTACTTAATATACCTTTGGGCATAAACGGGAACAGCTTCAAACTATTCATCAGTCCCCCCAA